TATCAATGTATTTCCATTATTAATAATTTCATCATTAATAATTTTTGATACTTTATTTAATCTTGCTTTATCAGTTGTAGCAAATTTATATTCTTCATGATAATCAGTAAATTTATTATTTTCTTTTGTTTCAATAATTTTTATTTCACAAGTGCTTAATACTTTTGTATCTTGTAATTGTTTGGCTGTTACTTGCCCGATAACATCACCAATACTGCATAATAAAGAAACTTGATCTATTTCTTCTTTTGGTAATGTACCTGTTAATCCCCAACGTAAAGGAACATCACTTAAATAATCAGTTAATAAAGTTTTGATTTCATTTGACTTACCAAGATGTGTTTCATCAACAATTACTGCTGCTAATTCTTCAGCATAAGTTTCAATTGGAAAATCAATGTCTTTTTTCTTTTTGCTTAATTTACTAAAGCTTTGCCAAGTTGCAACAGTATGTTGATGACCTACTTCTTTTCTTCCGCCATAATAAACGCCAACATCTAAACCAAGAAGTTTAAAATCTTCTTCAGTTTGTGTAACCAAATCTCTGTTAGGAACGATGGTTAATGTTTTTCCATAAGTTTCAACTATTGAACATAAAGTTGCTAAACATAATGTTTTTCCTGCCCCTGTTGCAGCAAGAAAAATACCTTGTGGAGTTGAAAGCATACCATTGATAATTTCTACTTGATGAGAACGTAAAATAATAGGTTGATTTTCTGCTGGATGACCAATAGGCCAAGTTAAATGAGAAAGATAATTTTCATCCACTCTTTTTGTTAGTTCTGGAATTGTTCTACGGCGATCATCTAAAATAACTTCGTACTTGTTTTGTTCTACAATTGGAAGTAATTTAGGAAGTAAATTAAGAAAGCTATTGCCTGCAATATCACAATAGCTAGTAGCTCCATCCCAATGACCAAGTTTATAACTCATAGCATGTTTAGCTGATGGAATAAAATATTTTACTGCTGCGTTTAATTGTCTTCTTGTTGCAGGGTCTAAATCGGTAAATCTTATGTTTACTTGATCTTTTATTATTAAAGTTGTTTTATTCATTTGTTACCTCTTATTTTTTAAAAATAACAGTTAATGAATAAAAATACAAAATTTAAATTTTAATTGTTTGACTTTTTTATTATTTCATTTTATTCTTGATTGTTTTTAACAAGGAGAAATAACATGTATAAATTTTATATTGATGGAAAAGAATTTTTAACCGATGATTTTAATAATATTCCTAGACATGATATTTCATCACTCGATGAAAATACGCCAGCATTTGAAAATTTAGAAACTGGTTATAAACGATGGTGTGAAAAAGGAAATATTTGGCATCGATTAACTGGACCTGCCATTATTTGGTCAGATGGGAAAGAATTTTGGTTAAATGATCAACCATATGAAAATGTTGATGAATGGCTAAAATACCATCCAAATCAAGACGAAGCTTTCAAGAAAGAAATGCTTAAACTTTGGAACTAAAAGAAAAGGGGAAAATTAATTTTCCCCTTTTATATTGAACATTGTGCAAATCGCTGAGTTTCAGTAAAATTATTAAATGGGCGTAAAACAATTGTACTGGTTGTTAATTTACCAATAATCCCATGAAGCATTCTAAATGAATTATCATAATAACCTTTGGTTATAAAAGAACGCTTATGATAATCTGCAAAATTCCAACGATCACTTTTCTTATTCCATTCAATCATATTAATTAAATTTGGTTTTAGTGCATTGTAAATTTCATCATCATAACAAATGTATTCATTTTCATTTAAATTTTCAATAAAATCAACCAATTTTCTCGAATGTGAATCATCATAATTAATGATAATATATTTCATTTTATCAAAACGATTTTTTGCTTTTTCAAAAGGATCAATAAAATAATCTGAAAAATCATTTATGTTTGTAACTATATCATATTTTTTAATTTCATTTCTTAAAAAATTAGTTCTTAAATAAATATTAGCATTTTCAAACCATCCATGATTTAACCTTAAATCAGTTTCATATCCAAATAAATTATCGTTTTTAATGTAAAATCTTATTTCATTTGGATTAGGAATGTTTTCTACATAATCAATTAATTCTTGAGAAACTTCAAACTCAAAGCTATTCATAAAAATTTTATCAACTAATTCAACATTTCTTGAATTTAAAGGCATCATAAAAAGATTATCTTGTAATTGATAAACTAAAACTTGTTCAGCAATTGTTTTTGCTTGATAAGGTTTACATTGAAAAATAATAGAATTATTTTCAAATCTTGCCTTTAATTCAATTGGTTTACTTTCATAAACAGGATTTTCCCATTCATTTTTATTAAGAATTGATTGAAAACAAGATTGATCATTTAAAAGATTATTTAAAATTCTAGTTAAATTAGCGATTTGTTTATCGGTTAACATCGTTGATTGATGAAAATTTTTTAACCGATCTTTAAGAAAATTACTATCCCAAGTTCCTAAAGAATTAAAGTTTTTTAAAATTTGGTTTTCATCAAAATTCGTTTTATCCCAATAAATACCATTTGTAATAATGTAATTAACTAAAATGGCTAAATCAGTCATTGAATTAAAATTTTGCATTAAAGCCTCGCATCTTCCATACCAGCGGTTATAAGTTTTGTTATGTTACTAAGTTGATAATTCATCGCTTCTAACGCTTTCATTATACCAGACAATTTATTTCTTGTCAATGCAACTTGATTAACTAATAAATTAAAATCATAAACATCTTGTTCACCATCAATTAATTTTTCAATTTGACGGTCGGTATAAGCACGATTTTTCAAATTAGTATAATTTCTATAATGATTGCTTCTTGCGCGTTCAAGTTGAAGTTCTAACCATTTAATTATCATTTCTAAATCTTGGAATTGTCCATAATAATATTCTGTCCAACTTCCTAAATCTCGTGAAACATCTTTTAAATTTTTATTTTTTAAATTTAATGTTGTTTTAGCGTCTTGAATTTCCTTTTCATAAAATTCAATAGCATCGGCTATAACACTTAAACCATTTTCTTCTGTTGTAATTTTATAATAAAACATTTTTTAATTTCCTCTTTTTAATTTTGTAAGTACCAAAGAACTTTATCGGTTTCTGTAAAAACTCCAATTTTATGAAAATATAATGTTGGATTTGGGTGATCTTTTAACCAATCATGAATATTTTCATATGGTTCACCATTTATAAAAAAATATTCTGATCCATCAGGCCAAATTGTTGCTGGTCCGATTAAACAATGACGAATAAATCCTCTTTTACACCAAATTTTATGACCAGTTAATAAATTTTCAAAAGCGGATGTATTATCATTAGGTGAATATATATCTTCCCAAGGAATATCTTCTCTATCGGTTGTAAATTTTTCACCATCAATGTAATAAATGTATCTCATAAATTTATCTTAACAAAAACATTGACAAAAATGCAAAATCTATTATTTTAATAATCTAACAAAAGGAGAAAAATTATGGAAATTGGCGTTTGGTTTCTTCTTGCAAGTTTTGCCACTGTTCCTGGCAATGCACTTAGCAATAAGAATCTTTCACATGAAATTGTTTCAGTTGAAATTTCTTCTGATCATTGTATGAAACAAATGGATAATAAATCAAAAGAAATTGACAATCTTAATCAAGATTGGACTTTACGCTGCGTTTATGCTTATCCAAAATACGAACAAATTTGGGAAAAGTGGAATTATTCCTATAGTTTTTAAATAGTCATGTGAACGATTTATTATTTTTACACTCTTTAAGTTTACCATTTGGGTATTATACGAACTTGTTTTATGAACAAGAAATTCGTGTAATACCTTTTCACATTTATGATAACTTAAAAATATCAATGTTTACCCAAGCTGATTCGGTTTTGGCTATAAGTGAAAATTTCACAAATAAAGATAATATAATTTCAATTGTTAAAAAACATTTTTTAAAATTACCAAAAAACACAAACAAAGATAAAGAAATAAATAAAATCTTTAATGAGTTAACAAAATTATCTTATAAAGAATTTACTATTGTTTGTTGGGGCAATAGTATTATTTTAGCTATCTTATTAGCTGAAAGATTAAACTCTATTGGTTTTAATGTGAAAATTAGAGCATACGGAAGTATGCCTATTATTAAAAAAGATTTTGTAGAATATTTTTCACATGAAGATGATTGTAAAACAATATTACCGTTTTTTAAAACAGATATTTTTAATTTACAAAATGAAAAATTAAAAAAACCTAATATAATCAAATGGTTATTAAATTATAATGATAATCAAAAAAATCATGATATAAATGAATATTATAATCATTTTTTAAGAAATAAAAAAATATCTTTTTAATATTGAATTTTATTAAACTTTTATCTATTCTATAAAAAATAGAGGAAAAAACAATGTTACAATCAAATTTAAAAGATAAAATTATTCAAGTAGTTATGAGCAATGGGCAAATGATTATTGGTAAATGTCACGACTATGTGGAAAATCAAAAATTAGTAATGGAAAATCCACAAATGTTAGCGGTTACTGAAACTCAAATGGGATTTATGCCTGTTATAATTACTAAAGAAAAAAAACCATTAGTTCCAATTGGGTATTCCAATATTCTTTTTGGACCTATTTTAGCTGATGCTGAATTATCACAACCTTACTTGGAACAATTTAGTGGGATTATAACAAATCCAAATAAATTTATTATCTAAAAGAAAAGAGGGAAAGTTAACTTTCCCTCTTTTTAATTTTTCAAATACCAAAGAACCTTATCAGTTTCATTCATACCCAAGGCATCAAAATACAAATCGGGATTTGGATGATCCTTTAACCATTCTTTTACATTTTCATATCTTTTATCATTTAAATAAAAATCTTCTTTTCCATCAGGCCAAATTCTCGCAGGTCCGGTTAATCTATGAATAATCCAATCTTTTTCGTGCCATTCTTTATAACCAGCAATTGTGTCTTCATAAGCTGGTGTTTCTTCATTTGGTGATGAAATTTCATACCGAGGAATATCACCATAATTATTTGTTGTAAATTTCTTTCCATCAATATAATAAACATGTGTCATTTAGTTTTCTTTCAAATAGCTGTTTAAATGCGATTAGAGGCACATTACAGAGGGGGTTGGATTGAGTTAGGTAGTTGGGTGCTTAATTAACTTAATAGGCTTTAAATCGCTTTAAAACTAATTTTTCAAATACCAAAGAACTCTATCGGTTTCATTCAAATCAATTGCATCAAAATAAAGTTCTGGATTTGGATGATTTTTTAATCCACCCTTTTATGTTTCTAAATATTCTTCCATTCAAACCATATAATAAATTTCCGTTTGGATAAATTTCAGCAGGACCAGTTAAGCGATGCCAAACATATCCTTTTAAACACCAAAACTTATATCCATCAGATAAGTCTTCTAATGCTGGCGTATTGTCATCTGGTGAAGAAATTCTAAGCCAAGGAATTTTTTTCATTTCTATTTTCACTTAGATGTTTTTTACCATCAATGTAATAAACGTAACTCATATCAATAAAAAATGGGGATTTCTCCCCATTTTATTTCCCTAAACGTTCATAAGGAACAGTTTGTCCATATGGTGATTTTGGTGCCCCTTGTCCATAAACAATAAACAAGCTATCGCAATAATTTGGATCACCCCAGCTATCATTTGGATAACCATCAGTAAACATTACAAATCGATCAGGAACAATTTGATTTTCTTTCATAAAATCAAAATTAACTTCAAAACTTGTACCACCGCCGCCACCAGGAACATATGAATCAATATCATTAGCATTTGCCATAGTGAATTTTTGGAAGTTATAAACACGAGTGTCGAAAGTCCAAAGATAAAGTTCAAAATCTTTAAACTGCGTCATAATGCCTTTTACTTCTGATAAAAATTCACGAAGCATTTCATCAGTCATAGAACCAGATGTATCAATGCAACAATGCACTTTTACTGTAGTATCGTTTTTTTGTCCTGGTAAAATAATACCACCGGGCATACTCCAACTACGGCGATTTGGGCGTGTAAATGTATAGTCGCTTTTTAGCATTGATTTTACAAAGCATTCAAGTAAGCTACGCCAATCTAATTTAGGATCAAGTAATTCACCTAATGCTCGTTGGATACCAGCAGGAACATTGCCTGCACCAGCGGCAACAGCAGCAGAAATAACACGATTACGAACTTCTTGTCGCATTTTTTCAATTTCTTCTGCACTTAATTTTGGTGGACCATTTTTCCCCAAAACTGTAACGGTTGCGCCTTCTTTACCATCACCATCGTTTTCATCTTCACCTTCACCACCTTCTAAATCAAGGTGTTCATCAAAACCAACTTTAAATGAAACTGAATTTTTCATAAGGTCATGATAAATTGCTTCAGAAACCCAATCTTCATCGTATTTTTTATCGTAAAGTGCATCTTTAGGACAAACTCCTAATACTTTGTCTTTACTGAGTTTTTCATTCCATGCAACAATATCGTAATTGATACGATAATCCATCGCCATATTCATAATATTACGATCATAACTACCATACCCGCGCCCAATGTGATCATATGCACAATGTAAAACTTCATGAGCACAAATAAAGATCAATTCGCCAATTGGACGTTTTAAAACAAAGTCTCGATTGTAATATAATCTTAAACCATCGGTTGCCATCGTTTGAAGCCAAGTAGAAGCATCAACAGAAATTAAACTAGCAATAAGTGGGGCCATAAAAGGGTTATGCATCATGATAAAGCTTTTAGCTTTCATAATCATAACTTCAACTGGATCATTTGCCATATAAATTACCTCTTTTCTTTTTTAAATTTAATTACGTAAATATTTTCCAACTTTTTCTGCAAGTTTTTTCATAGAAGTTAAATCCCTATAATCAACGCCATAACATAATGTTTTATTTGACATTATTAAACGCGAATTTAATATATTATGTTCATAAGAAAAATTATTCATAATAAATTCTAAATAATTATTAGCATATTCTTGTTTCACTTGTTTGTCAATTTCATTATTTTGAATAATTGTTTCAAATTCTTTAAGAAGAAATGAAATTAATCCTAAAGGATTTTTTGAATTAAAATTTTTAATATTACCAGAAAATACATCAATTGCTGAGATACTATCTTTTAAAGTTAAATCTGGTTCAACAAATTTAATTTTAATTTCTTCTAATAATAAATCGATTAATTCAGAAAATGATTTTTGTTTAATATTTTGATTATAAAACAAAATATTATTTTCAATTTTAAAATTATCAACCATAGAATTACCAACATTTTTTAAATTAGAAACAAAAAATCTATATTCTGGATTTTTAAATAAAATAATCGATGTTTTAATTTTTAATAACATTTCTTCCATTAAAAACTCCTATGAATAAATTAGGAGAGATTAAATCTCTCCTAATTTTTAACCACGAATGTAAGGACCGTATTCATTCGCCCAATCAGTCATGATTTGCATATCACGCCAAACAAAGCCGTCTGCAATAATTTTGTCTTTCATTGCAGTACGTGCAACTAAAATGTTGTATTCTTTAGAGAAATTAACTGTAACAAATTGTAGGAAATTTTCCCCGTATTTGTTTTTTGTTTTTGCATCAATTTTTTCATTATCAGGAATTTTACGCAATGCTTGAATAAGCATGGTAACAAGAGTCCATTGAATGCCCACGTCGAGTTTTTCACCAATTTTCTTAATTTTACCAGTGAAAATATCTTCTGGTGCAGGAATTCGATTTGCATCTTTTACGTGTGCAACGAAAGGAATAGCGTGTTTAGTGCCAACTTTTGAAGCAACGTCAATTCCTAAACTAATTGGATCATCAAGCAAATCAGGATTTGCATTTAATGAATCAGAAACGAATTGCCATGTACGGGGCGTAGCAAATGCGTTTTCTGAAGAAGTAGGGTCAAACTCATCGGTTGCATCGGTAAACTTTGAAAGATAACCAATTACAAGAGCATGATAATTCTTATTAGTTGCAATTGTACGCCATTCTTCAAAGTCAAAAATTAATTCAACGTGAGCAACACGATTACGAACCGGAGTTGGAAGAGAGAATGTTACGCCACGGTCAGTTTCACGATTACCAGCAGCGACGATGATAGTATCTTCAGGGAAACGAAGTTCACCAATCCCACGATCAAGAAGAATTTGATAAGCAGCAGCTTGAATTGTTTGCTGTGCAGAATTCATTTCATCCAAGAAAATAACTGTTGGTGCGTCGTTTTCAGTAGGCCACATTTCAGGTGAAGCCCATTTAACCATAACAGTAGTGCCTTCTTTAACACCAGCCATTTTAGCAAGATCAGGATCACTAATGGTAACTGGAATTGGAATACCACGAAGATCGGTAGGTTCCATTTGTGCAAGGCGAATATCAACTAATCGATATTGTACTTGTTTGCCGTTACGAATACCATAAATTGAATCAGCATAATCACGTACAAGTGAACTTTTACCAATGCCTGGGGCACCCCAAATCATAACTGTAGTTTTTGAACGGCGCTGATTTTGTAAAAATTTTACAAGTTGACTTGGTTTAACTTGTGTTAGTGATGTAGCGCTCATTGATGTTTTTTTAGCCATATTAAATACTTTCTCCTGTAAATTGTGTAAAGATTTTATTAACTTTTAAAACCGAAACCCGGTTTAGCCCACTTAAAAACTGTTAATTGATTGTTATCATCCTTTTGATGTTTACGATTAGTTTTTAGCATTTTTAAATTTCAATCCTTTTTAACTTGATTTTTTGAATTTTGCCGATTTGTTTTCAGCGACAAACACAAGCTATTCCTAAAAGTGCTTTTTGGCAAGATAAATATGGAAAATTTTCTATTCTCTGTTTTTGTAAACATTATGGTAAGGCAATTTTACAACCATTTCTAATTTTTTAGTCCAACTTTGAACTTCATGAGGAAGCGTAAAATAAATTCCACCATTTGAAATGTCGATAGAATCTGTGCTTTCTAAAACCATATAAGCGTATTTTTGAACAGTTTCCCAATTATTTTCCTCTTTAATAGAAAATTTGGTTAAAATTCGTTTGTTATAAACCCAAGGAAATTGTTTAACCAATTTATTTTTAAAACGATCTTTTTGATCTAAAATTTTACAAATTGAATCAGGAAAATTTTCATTGGATTTTCGGTTGATAAATGTTTGAGCTAATGTATGAATTTCTTTTCCTGAACATGCACGACATTCTATATATAATGCAACCGATAAACATTTAAAATCTTTTACGTTTGAACTGGCAGAAATTAAATTTTCTTCAAATTCAACTTTGTTTTTCCAGTGGGAAATTTGAGCATTGGCCGTTGATGCAAAACACACAACCATTAAAATTAATAAAATATTTTTCATAATTTCCTCTTTGACAAAAGAAGGTATTTATGCAAATATATTCAAAATGTCAATTAATAAATTTTTAGGAGAATAAAATGTTAGTAGCTGGAATTGAATTCAACCCTACTGTTGGAGATATTGAAAATAATATTTCAAAAATGATTGAACGAATGAAAGACGTAGATAGTAATACACAAATTATTGTGTTTCCTGAATGTTCAACAGTTGGCTATCCTTTAGGAGATTTAATTGAACGTAAAGGTTTTATTGAAAAAGCAACCTTAGAAGAAAATCGTATTTTAGAATTTTCTAAAACAATTTCTGCTTTTATCGTTTATGGCACAGTTACAGTTGAAAATTTTGAAAAACGTAACATTTACAACACGTTAAAAGTTGTTAAAAACGGCAAAGTCGTTTATGAACAAAATAAAATTCATCTACCCAATTATGGCGTGTTTGATGAAAAACGCAATTTTGTTCCAGGAAATATTAAAAAAATTCACCCAATTTTAATTGATAATGTAAAAATTGGTTTTGCAATTTGTGAAGATATTTGGAAAGACAATGTTGTAACTCATCTTGATAATTTAGGTGCCGAATTGTTAATTGCAATTAATGGCAGTCCTTTTGAAATTAATAAACAACAAATTCGTATGCAAATCGTTGAAACTCATTTGAAATTTGCAAAAAATATTAAACATGCATTTTATGTTAATATTGGAACATCTGCACAAGATGATCTTGTTTTTGATGGTGGAAGTTTTGACACGATGCATGAACGCCCATTTGAAATTTTTGATTGTAACCCAAATCCAATTCGTTATGTTAATTTTGATATGATTAAAAAATTTACAGGTTTTATTTTACCTGAATACAATGAAAATTGGCAAATGTATAATGCAATGGTTGTAAACTTGCGTGATTATTTTAAAAAACAAAATTTCAAAACTGCTGTTTTAGGATTAAGTGGCGGCGTTGATAGTGCATTGGTTGCAGTTATTGCAGCCGAAGCTTTAGGAACAGAAAATGTTTTTGCTGTTCGATTACCAAGTAAATTTAGCAGCAGTCATAGTTTAAGCGATGCCGAACAATTAGCAAAAAATTTAAAAATTAATTTATCAACTGTTGAAATTGAACCTATTGTTAATGCAATTCGTGGTCAAATTTCTCCAATTGTTTCTTTAACTGGTGTAGCAGATGAAAATGTTCAAAGTCGTGCAAGAATGATTGTGCTTATGGCATTAAGCAATCAATTTGGTCATGTGGTTTTAGGAACCGGCAATAAAAGTGAATTATCAGTTGGGTACTGTACAATTTTTGGTGATAGTGCGAATGGTATTAATGTTTTATCTAACATTCCTAAAACAAAAGTTTTTGAATTATGCCATTGGATTAATCAACATAAAAATAATGCAATACCAACAAATATCATTGTTAAACCGCCTAGTGCTGAATTACGTGAAGATCAACAAGACAACCAATCACTTCCTGAATATCCAGTATTAGATCAGTTACTTGATTTAATTATCAATCAAAACATTTCTGCTAGTTTTTTTGAATTAAATCAAAAAGAGTGTTTAAAAAATGTTCCTGTTGAAATTGCTGAAAAATGTACGGTTGAATTGTATCGTGATATTGCAAAAAAAGTAATGAATAATGAATACAAACGACAATTTTGTAAATCAGTTGGACCAAAAATTACTGGTTTGCAATTTGGCTTAGATAGACGTTTTCCAGTAACTAACAAATTCAAGGAATAAAAATGATTATTTATTATATTGATGGTGAAAAATTTCTAACTGAAGATAATAGTGTAATTCCTTTGTTAGAAATTTCTTCACCTAATGAACGAACACCCGCTTTTGAAAATTTAGAATCAGGATTTAAATTTTGGTGTTTAAATGGCGGTATTCATCATCGATTAACCGGACCTGCTTTTATTTGGGATGATGGAAGAGTACGATTTTATTTAAATGATAAAAGATATGACAATGTAAATGATTGGTTAAAAGTACACCCAAATCAAGACAATGCCTTTCAGGTAGAAATGATATTAAAATACACATAAAATATGAAAGAAAAATAATATGACATATGTTTACTATGTTGATGGTGAAAAATTTACAACTGATAAAACTCATGAAATCCCTTTGTCAAAAATTTCATCACCCGATGAAAATACACCTGCTTGGGAAAATTTATCAACAGGTAAAAAATATTGGTGTAATAAAGGATTAATTTTGCATCGCTTAACTGGACCCGCAGTAATTAATTCTGATGGACAAGAACACTTTTGGCTAAATGATAACGCTTATAAAAACGTACATGATTGGTTAAAAGATCACCCAAATCAAGATAACGCCTTTCAAGTGGAAATGCTGTTAAAATACACATAAAAAAAGAGGAAGATTAATCTTCCTCTTCATCATCCTTTTCATCTAAATCTAATTCATAAACATGAATAAATGCTTTTTTTAATGCAAGGTCATCATGGTCTAATAAATCTTCAAAATCTTCTTGTTCAATTCCATATTCTTGTAATAAACGAAATAATTGATAAAGAACTTCTGTTTTTTGTTTTGCAGGCGTAAAACCTTTAATGGTTTCCCACAATTCTTCAATTAAAATACTTTCTGGTGTCATTTTTTCTTTCCTCTTTAAAAATTAAATTTAATCTATTTAACAAACAATTACAATAAAAAAGGATAAAATGTTATGAGATATATTTATTATATTGATAATAAAAAATTTACAACCGATAATTACAATACAATTCCTTTTGATGAAATTTCCTCTCCTGATGAAAATACACCTGCTTATGAAGTTTTAGAAACAGGTGAAAAACTTTGGTGTGAAAAAGGATGGCGATGGCATCGATTAACAGGACCAGCAAGAATTTGTTTTAACGGAAAAATTCAATTTTGGATAGATGATTATTTTTATGATAATATTCATAAATGGTTATCAATACATCCAAATCAAGACAATTCCTTTCAAATTGAAATGCTTTTAAAATATTCATAATCTTATATAAGCGCTATAGATTTTCCACCATGACAAATCCGATGCTATAAGCAAACCCGTAATATCATTAATTAATTTTTCAATATCAATATTTGTATTAATTTCTTTTATTAAATTATCATCTTTAATATATGATTTAAAAATTATATTTTCTTCTCCGTTTGGATAATTAAAAATTTGTATTGAATGGTTTTGTATTCTAACAATAATAATTTCATCATTAATAAATTCTCTAAATGATTTATTAGGTATAAATTTTATTAAAAATTCTAAATTTTTATCAAACATATTTTTCCTTAGTTCTTTATAAGAAAAATAGTAGAAGATTAATCTTCTACTATTTCAACTGGTGCTACTTGTTCAACATGTTTTGTCCAATGAGACCATTCTTCCATAATTTGATCTAACCATTCATATTTGAAATTCTTACGAAAATCTTTTAAAATTTCACCTGTTACTGGTGAAGTATAAGAATATCGATTACCTTCTTTAACTAAAATATTTCTACTAAATAAGAAATCAAATAATCCAGAATAAGGATTCATGCCTTGTTCATATGGAATTTCAATTTTCATTTTTTCAAATGGTTTGTTATAACGTGTTTTTCTAACTACAACACTACTACGAATACCAGCTACCGCGCCATCAGTTAATTTATTACCAAATTCATCTTCTTTTAATAAAAGTTTATTCATTTGGATAATAATGCTAGTAGCATACTCAACCATTTTACCGCCAGCTAATGTATCAGGTGAATATTGATCATGTGCAGCGTAAACGTGATTGGTACAAATCATACCAATTCTTTTATTTGCAATTTTTGCACTTATACCACGCATTAAAGCAGTTAATTGTTTTGCTTTAATGCCCATATCGCCTTTCATGTCACCTTCTTCGAATTGCCGTTCATTGTTTGGTGTAATAAGCATTCCTAAACTGTCAATAATAAAAAGAATAGGAGCTTGTTCATTATAAGGAACACCATCAAATGTTTCTTTATATTCATCTAAAATTTTAGTAGTAGTTTTGGCAACATCATCAATCATAGCAACATTAATTCGCATTAATTTACTAGGATCAGTATCAACGCCCAAATTATGCAACCATTCTTCATCTAAAGCATTTTCAGTATCAAACATAACTACGAAAATACCTTTTTCTTGTGCGTCTTTTACTAAGTTGCCCGAAACAATATAAGATTTGCCACTATTATGTGAACTAAATCCATCACCCCAATAACGATGATTTTGATGATTGATTTCAAAATCAAAACATTCAATTGTATCGTAAGGAATTACTTCTACAACTTTATCTTCAAATGATTGATTGTTATTAAGAATAATAACATTTTCATTTAAAGAATTTTCAGCTAATACCCAACCCTTTGCAGTTTCTAACATATGATTGGTTGCACAAATTGTTATTTTACCACTTTCAGTAATTACTTTAACACAAGGTAATTGACCTTTGTTAAACCAATTGACAATTGTTTGTGAACCATCAGGAGTTTCAATAAATGTAGGCAATTGTTTACTTTTATTTTCAAAATAAATATTTTTTAATTCACCAACTGTTATTGTTTTATAATCTAAATTTTCATTATTGGTAAAATTCGATCTTAAAATAACTTCGGCAGTTGAAGGTAAACAACCACTTTCACCACCTACACAGGTAATTTTGCCCTCTAAAGGAATACCTTTTTTATAATCACCTGATATCAGATAATTTAAAAGATAACAGCCTGTACTAAGCCAAATTTGAGGATCATTAAAACCAATGCTAACATTGGGTACAGATTTATTAACAGCTTTTATAAGCTTACTTGGATCAAAAGGTTTCATCACATTTTCCTTAATTAAAATTAAAAGATAAAATTGGGGAATTAAATTCCCCAATTTTTAGCCGCCAGCTTGTGCAGCTTGATTTGCTTTCAAACGTTGAAGCAATGCACTTGCTGAACTTTGTGATGCAGTTTCTTGTGCTTCTTGAACTGGCACTTGACTTGCTGCTTGATTTGGTGTATAACCATTAAAAACAGGAGTATTAGTTGTGGCTTGTGTTTGTGGAACAAAACCACCAGAACGAGTTGGATAAGCACGATAAAGATGACCATAACTTGCTTTGTCGAATTGTTTACCAGCACGAGAATCCATTAACATTGCTTCTTGAACAGCTAATTCATCTGCATCTGGACGACGACCAAGAAATTCTCCAAGATTGAATAATCCAAAAGTTTCAATTGCAACTAATTGTTCATCAGTTAATGGAGTTGTTTTTTGACGCCAAGAACAAATGTATTTTGCAAATTGTTGACCAGGAGATTTTTCTTTTGAAATTTTAAATTCAAGACCATTTTCATAATCAATTGGAACATATTCCAGATCAGTATCATGAAGTGATTTTTCAATAATATCATGAATTGTTTTATTAATTACAAAACGACGAATTGGATTTTCAGGAACAGTTTCTTCTTCAATTGGTGATTGAATCACGAAACCTTGATAAATGTAAGTGTGATGACGTTTGTAAATTCTAGCAATTGCTTGGTCACTTTCTGAACCTTTCCAAAGAACGTTCATTTTTTGTGTGATTGGGCAAACTGCTTTATCATCCCACATTTTAATACAAGGAACTTGTACTTCTACTGGTTGATCACTTTCACCAACTACGCCAGCAAAAGGTAATTTAATTACTTGACGATGACGCCAGAAAAAAGGATTATTTGTATCCCCATCAGGTAAGAAACGAAGAAATACAGTTTCTTTTTCTTTTGCATTCCAAAAAGGATAAGATGCATTATCGCCTGTTGATTGATTTTCGTAAGCGGGTTTTGATTGATTTAAAGCTTCACGGATTTTGTTTAGATCGAATGTCATTTTTTTATTTGTCCTATAATTTGTAAGTTATTTGTACTTTGCTTGTAAAATTTGTTCTATTAAACTTTGCTAATTTGTACATTGTAAGAACTTTCGCGCTTACAAATATATTTATACCGCTTTTGTTCTCTTTTTTCAAAATTAAAATTAAAAATAAAGGAAAATTTTATAAAAATGTATGAAAAATTTTTACCCAATAAAATATTATATGATAATTTTTATGATACAATTGGTGATCAATTAAGATTTGAATTACAAATAGAAATAAGAAAAAAATATAATAATTTTTTTGGCTTGATTGTTTCAAAACAAAAATACGAATCTTTTGTAAAAACAATAAATGATTTAATTGATGAATAAAATAAAATTACAAACAAAATTACTAATAGAATTAATTGGAACTTGCCGTATGTTATACAGTAATAATGAAAATTATATTTTATTAAAAACATCTAGTATAACTATTAACGATATTGGTATATTTTTAACTGATACTAAAGTTACTAAGTATTCATTAATTGAAATGGTAAATTTAATTTATAATGGAAAAATAAAATGAAATATATTTATTATATAGATGGTGAAAAATTTAAAACTTATAATTATAAAGAAATACCTCAGTATTATATTTCGTCACCAGATGAAAATACGCCTGCTTGTCAAAACTTAGAAACTGGATATAAACTTTGGTATCAAATAGATAAAGTTTTACATCGTTTAACTGGTCCTGCCAGGATTTGTTCTGATGTATTTAAAGAATTTTATTTAAATGGAAAAAAATATGAAAATGTAAATGATTGGCTTAAAGATCATCCAAATCCCGATCTTTATTTTGATACATTAGGTATGAATGAAGCCGATAGAATTTTATGGTTTTTACAAAATTAGTTTTAAAGCGATTTAAAGCCTATTGTCTTAATTGGTTATCCAAATTACCTAAATCAATCTAAAACCTCTGCAATGTGCCTCTAAACGCGATTAAACCGCTATTTGAAAGAATGATAAATGGAAATTTATTATATTGATGGTAAAAAAATTATAAAATCAAAAAAGAAAAAAGTACCTTGGGATTATATTTCTTCACCAAATGAACAAATACCTGCGTATGAAGATACTTTAACAGGTGAAAAAATTTGGTGTAAAAAATTAAGAGCTTATCATCGATTAACTGGACCCGCAGAAATTTTTCCTGATGGTAAAAAATATTTTTATTTAAACTCCGTTTGTTATTATAATGATATTAAATATTGGTTATCATTTCATCCAAATCAAGATAATACCTTTCAAATTGAAATGTTACTAAAATGGTCATAATTTATCGATTATTAATAAAATATTATTTTTCTAAAATTAAAAAATTAATTGCTGAAATAAATCAAAATTGTATGCAAAATAATAAAAAAATAATATCATCAATTTATATTAAAGATTTTACTGTTTACTTAGTTGATTTATCTAATAATAAATTTATCGATAAAAATTTAAAATTAACTATTGCAATCGAACATGTTTTTCAAAAGAACGAACATTTATTAATTGTAAATGATAAATTTATCTCTAATAAAGAAACCTATCGATTAACAAAATTAATTTATGAAATAGTTAAGGGAGTTTATAAAGATTATTTTAATTTAAAAAATAAAAACTATTTTGAAATATCAGAAATTAATAACTAAAATACGTATCCAATACCTATAATTTGATTATATCAATAAATTTTCTATTCACGAAGAGCCGCAGAAAATATAGGTTTTTTGAATGAGTTTCTACAACTACAACTTAACAAAAATTAAATTTAAAAAATCACTTGACAGAAAACGAAAAATTTTCTATTATCAATTTATCAAGACGGAAACGTCGCAACCGAACAAAGGAGAATGAATTATGAATTATATTTATTACGTTGATGGTAAAAAATACAAAACAAAAGAAGGTTATAAAATTCCGTTTGATAAAATTTCATCACCAGACGAAAATACACCTGCTTATGAAGATTTAGAATCAGGTGAAAAAATTTGGACTGAAAAAGGTAGAATTTGGCATCGATTAACTGGACCAGCTATTATTTGGCCCGATGGAAGTTATGATTTTTATTTAAATGATAAAAAATACCAAAACATCCATGATTGGTTAAAAGACCATCCTAATCAAGATGAAACTTTTAAGAAAGAAATGATTGAACGTTGGGGATAAACAAAAGGCGGGAATGACGCAACCGAACAAAGGAGAATGAATTATGAATTATATTTATTACGTTGATGGTAAAAAATACACAACTGATAATGAAGATGACATTCCTTGGCTGGATATTTCTTCACCAGATGAAGAAATTCCTGCTTATGAAAATTTAGAAACAGGCGAAAAGCTTTGGTGCAAAAAAGGTTGGCAATTTCATCGATTAACTGGACCTGCAAGAATTTGGCCTGATGGAAGTTATTCTTTTAGGTTAAATGATAAACTTTATGAAAATATTCAAGATTGGTTAAAAGACCATCCTAATCAAGATGAAACTTTTAAGAAAGAAATGATTGAACGTTGGGGATAAAAAAGGCGGGAAATTTCCCGCCTTTTTCTATTGACAAAAAATCATTCATAAGATATTCTCAAAATCTAACAAGGAGAAAATCATGGAAATCAATGCAGAAAAAATTTACAATGGTTTTCTTAAAATTTTCAAAGTCGATGTAAAGCATCAATCATTGGATAATAAAACAACTTTACAATATACACGAGAAGTTATCGTGCGTAAAGATGCAGTTGTTATTGTGCCTTGGCATAAAGAAACAAATCAAATCGTTTTGGTTAAACAAATGCGTGTGCCAATTGAATTTTCGCATGGCAACGGGCTTGTTCTTGATGCACCTGCTGGCGTTGTTGAAAACGATGATGTTTTACAAACTGCATATAATGAACTTGACGAAGAAGTTGACATTAAAAAAGAACATGTTGTAAAAATGCATAACTTGGGTTATTATTATCCAAGCGCAGGAGCATGTTCTGAAAAGGTACATTTGTTGGTTGCTGAAATTAATCAATTGCCTACCGCAAAATTCAAAGGTTTGGTTGAAGAAAATGAAGATATTGAAATTTGCATTTTCAATGTAAATGATGTAATTGGTATGATTGGTAAAACTTTTAATGCGCCAACTGCAAGCATTGGAATTATGAAAATTTTTAATGGGAGTTTAGATGATTAAATCTGCAAATAGATTGAGAAAAATTGAATTACCTATTCAAGCATTTGAAGAAACCAAATTTCAAGCATTTAATGATAATGTAAAAAATAATTATTATTTTATTAGTATAGATTATCAAGGAGATTATCAATCAGAATATATTTTAGATAATTTAATTAAAAAACATTTAGACAATAAATGTAAAGGAAAGTTTCATTGTCAACGATGGAATGAAAAAGTTTATATCTGGTTGGAAGATTCAACCGATGAAGTTATGTTATTATTACAAAGTAAAATTTATATTTAGGAGAAACAAAATAAATGAATGTGAATAGTTTAGTACCTATGGTAATTGAAAGCGATTCTCGCGGAGAGCGAGCTATGGATATTTTTTCAATGTTATTACGTAATCGCACTATTTTTTTAAATGGACAAGTAACAGATCAGGCTGTATCATCTTTGATTGCACAAATTTTTTATTTAAACTATGAAAATGATACAAAACCTATTCATTTTTATATTAATTCTCAAGGCGGCTCAGTTCTGGCGGGCCTGGGATTATACGACTGTATTTTAGCCAGCAAAAGCCCAATTTATACCTATGGCGTATCTTTGTGTGCCAGCATGGGATCGTTCCTGCTTATGTCCGGGGAGCCAAATCACAGATACGCACTTCCCAATTCAACTATAATGATTCATCAAATTGCACAACATGGCGGGGGCGGCGGCAAATTAAATGATATGGAAATTAATCTTGAAGAAATGCGACGTTTAAACGATCTTCTTACACAAAAATATGTTAAACATTGTGGATTTAAAGGCAAAGATTATAATTATTTTAAAGAAACAATGCGCCATGATTATTGGATGACGCCAGAACAGGCACTTGAAATTGGTTTAATTGACCAAATTACACCCGCTCTTCGATAATAGCAATTTTTAATAAGAAGAGAATTAATTCTCTTCTTATAAAATTCAAAATAAATAAACTATGAATAAAAATTCTTATTGTTATGAAGTTTACATAAAACCAGAAAATTCTTCTTGGATGTTTGCTGGTGTTTGTCAAAAAGAATATTCTATAAAAAGTTTAGCAAGAATTTTTGCTCGTATGAAACAAATTAATTCTTATGAATTTAAATCAGAATATTTTAAACTTTAAAATAAAACTTCTTGACAACTACCATTAAAAATAATAATATTCAATTATGGCGCACGTAGTAAAAACTTAACTACCTCCAGGGGTTTCGTGATAAAACCAAGCATACCAAGTTTTGTTCCTTTGTTAAGTTAATGCGTTTCATGGTGAGGAAAACAAAACATTATCATAAAAGGCGGGAAATTTCCCGCCTTTTAATTTTTCAAAACATTTTCAAAAAATATGCTTGACACAAACCAGAAAATTTTCTATTATCGGTACATCAAGACGGAAACGTCAAAACACAACCAAGGAGAAATCAAATGATTACGTATGCATTGCAAATTTTTGGTGTATTTTTAATGCTTGTTTATGGACGCCGATTGTTTATCTATGTTTTAAATGGTAAAACAATTACTATTCCTCTTGGGTTTGCGGACATTGACCTAAAAACGACACAAGTTAATTGGGATGCTTGGATTAAAGCAAATGATGCTTTAATTTTAAAACTTACCGGAAAAGAAGGACAAATAAATAAAAAATTTTTCAAATTTATGGCCTATTTTCGACCTATTTTTATGATTGGTGTCGGTATGGTTTTTATTATTTTTTCTTAAACAATAATAAAAAAGGTATTGACAACTAATAACAAATATACTAATATCATTTTATCAACACGGCAATATCGCCAAACACAAGGAGAAATCAATATGCCTACTACTACTTTTTTCCCATCACAAGATGTAATTGTAAATTCAACTTTGGCTATTACAACAGGTTCGATTATTTATTTTGCAATTGTTTTTCTTATTTTTGCTTATCTATTTTACTCATTGCATAATATGAAAAAAATGTATAATACGTATGGACAAAAAGTTTTTAATTCCAAATCACTTGCTGATTACTTTCTTAATACTTCTGGTGGTAAACTAAATATTATTGTTTTATTTGCGATTTTATTGTTTAACGGCGCTCCTGCTTTAGTATATCTGTTTTTTGTTCTAAGCGATTTTATGGAATATAATGTAGAAAATATTTCAAAAGAATAAAAATAAAGATTGACAATTCGATCAATAAAAGATATATTTAGAATATAAAGAAACCTATCACTCCTGATTGTACAGTAGATTAAAAAAAGCAAGTTAGTTCTGAGTTTAGTTTCTTTTATCAGAACAAAAAAGGGGGAGAATTATTTCTCCCCCTTTTTATTTTAATATTTTAATTATTAAGCAATTTTATATTCAACCGAAATTATTGCAGCACCAGCAGCAGGTGAACCACCAATTTCAACTGCAAGTTGTGTTGCCCCATAATTTGCACCATCATAAATGTCAATCAAATAAGTACCAGTTGCTTGTAAATCAACATCAGAATCACCGGCAATTGTAGTCGCACCAGCTTTTAATGTAAATGTGCCACCACTTGTATAAGCACTTGTAACTCTTACAATTGCACGACCGATATATGCAACAGTTGGTAATACTGTACCAATATTGGTTGAAGCAGTTGTTGTAAATGAACCACGACGAACTTCTGGATCAACACCAGCAGCAACTTCAGCTAATTTAGCTTTTACTGTACCTAATGTTACAAAAGTTTCATTAGAATCAGTTGCATAATTGGTTGTTAAAGCAGCATCATAACCAGCAACAGCTTTTACTAAACCAACGTTATTACCTGGGGTTTTTGAACCAAGAATTAAATCGATATTAGTTGCTGAACCTTTTGCAGACAATGTTACACCAGTTGCACTTGAAGTTAATTCAAGATTGGTTGCAGCATTACCAGCACCAACTTCAAAAATAAGATTTTCTGAAGCTGAATTATCTAAGAAACGAATTGTGCCTGAAGTTGTAGAACCATTACCAGCTTTAAGAACTAAATCGCCACCATTTACGCCATCACCAGCAAATAATTGCAAATCTTCATCTGTATTAGCTTGAACTACTGCTGCGCCTGTTCCACCAACAATAACACGACCATTACCAAGCGGATTTAAACGAAGATCACTATCAGTTGCAGTACCAGAAGTAACATTAATAGAAATTTCACCAGCGGTTCCAGCTTCAATTTCAAAAATGCTATCAGCAGTTCCGCCAGTATTTTTAATTTCAAATACACGATCACCATTTACGTTTGCTACAACAGTATTAGCAACCTCATCTGTATCAACAAAAGTTGTGCCACCTAAGTTTGTAATTCTTGTTGAATCAATTGCAGTAGGTGTAAAATATTCTAAAGCAGTTCCGCCAGCATTAACACGTAATTGTTGATTGGCTGTACCTAATGACCCTAATCCAGTACCACCATAAGTTGTTCCAATTACTGTACCATTCCAAGTACCAGTTGTAATTGTACCCAATGTAGTAATAGAAGTTTGACCAACATAAGTTGAAGCAATATCAACTTGATAAGATGTATCACCAGTTGCAGTTACAGTAATACGATTTGACGTACCAGTTATACTTGGATCAGTTGCATCGATTTTATCCCAAATTGTACCATTATAAATGACAAAATCACCAACATTTAATTGAAAACCAAATGCAGTATTACCGGCTGTTGTTGCTTTATATTGATCGCCATTTGCGGGAATACCAATAACACCAGCAGCAGCAGGGTTGGCTGCACTTGCATCAACTGTACCACGATATCTTACGCCACCTGCAACTAAGCCATCAACATATTGTTTAGTTGCTACATCATCATTTGCTACTGGACTTGCTGCTTGAAAATTAATAAATGCTGAATTGGCAGCATTTCTAGCACGTAATTTGCCAGTGTTAAAATCAAAAACACCGCCATTTTTCCCAAGTTGAAGTGTAGAACCTACACCAATTAAACCAAAATTTTTAGTAGTCATTTATTTTTCCTCATCGAACATAAGTTAATGTTAATTCAAGTGAACCTGCGGTAGAACCTGAAGTATTTAAATAATAATTAACAATTGAATCAACCGGATATACAAATTCTGAAGATTTTTCATAAAAACCAATTGCTTTTAAATCACTATGATTTATTTTCATTATTGAATCATTACTTGAAGGACCACCAATTGTTATTGTTGGTGTAGTTCCATTAAATGGCGTAATTACTCTAATAGTTGCCTCAATAATTTTAGTTCCACTTAATACTTGTGCTATTTGAGTTGGCGAAATTGAATCAAAATTAACAATTAAATTAATTGTTTGTGCATCAGTTGCAACTGCTTCTTGTGTTGATATTAAACTCCAAACATTACCAGTTGAATAACTGTATAATCCCCAACGATTATTTCCAACATTATTAACTCGTACTTGATCACCAATATTAACCCCAATTAAAGCATCACGTTCTGCAATAGTGTTAACTTGATAAGCATTATTTGTATATCCTGCACTTGTAATAGCATCAAAATTACTAGCAAAAAACATTGCTTTTGTATCTGACATTTTAATTGCAACTGATTTACTCCAAATAGAAGGCTTAGATAAAGTAAATGTTCCAGGAGTAGTTGGATTTAAATATAATAAATTTCCAGGTGTTCCAGGTAATACAGTAGAAGTTGAACGAATATCACCAAATGGTTTATAACTAAAATAATTAATACCGGGAATTCCAACATCAACTACTTTACCAATTACGTTTGCAGCCAATAAACTTGTTGCTTGCGCTTTAACAAAATTACCAGAACCATTTAATCTAATTAAATCGTCGGGTTGTAAACCGTGTGAAGGTTGTAAAACATTAATATAATCTTTTGTAAAGTTTCTTGAACGAAATCTACCAACTAAATCTTCTTGCCAAGCTGGATTTTGTTTTAAAATTGGGCCACTTGAAGTCATATTTCCTAAAACTGGTAAACCATCTTCCCCTAATTGAAAACAAAAACCAGTTCCGGTATTTCCAATTCCAATTCCGTTTTGTGAAGGATCAGAAAATGTATTAAAACGATCAACATCTTCAACAATACAATTTATTTGATTTGCATTTTGTGAATTTATAGTAACAATTTTTACTGATAACCCACTTAATATATCAGCTAACCACATACCTACAAAAATATCATTTCCGTCATATAAAAAAGGAGTTGGAGTTAAATGACAAGAATGGGTTTGTGCAGAAACATTGGCCGTTAAAGTCCAACGATAAGGATTACCAATCCAAGGATCACCAGTTCCATCATTTTCTATCCAATTGGCTTGTGGCACAATTGTTAAAATATCCAAAGGTAATAGTTTAGAAGGAAAAATTGGCATTTAATTACCTCAGAAAGTTATTTTATATAAAATGTATGAATTAATACTTACTTGTGCATTTGATAAACTTGCACTATAAACAGTAAATGTTTTATTAGTAGGACTAAATGTGCAAGAATATTGAGTAGGTGGATTACCTGTTACAATTTTTTGAATAAAACCATAAGTTGTATGTAAAGCATAACCAATCAACGCTGTTTTTGGTGTTGCACCATTACCTAAATTGTGTGTTACTGTAAATTGATTGGTATTATCTCGACTAATTGACCAACCAACAGGAACATCAGAAAATGGTGTTGTTATATCAATGTTTCCTGAACCATCAAAATTTACTTTAAACGTATAAGTGGTTTGTGCGGCTGTGGTAGTTGCCCATTCTGGAACACCTGATACACCTACAGATAATACTTGATTAGTTGTACCAATTGGTAATCTTGTAGTTGTATTTGAACCATTTCTAATAATAATATCGCCTGCATTGGTCATTGGATCAGAAAAACCACTTGCATTGTTCATCCATTTAGGTAATCCAGCATCAACAGTTAATACTTGACCATTGGTACCAATTGGTAATCTCGTTGCTGAAGAATTTTGATACATTAAATCGCCAGCAGTTGTTAATGGATTTGTAAAAGCAGGATTGCTCCAAACAACATTCCCACCAATAACAGTTAAAATTTGATTATTTGTTCCAACTGGTAATCTGCTTGTAATATTTGAATTATTACGAATGATAATATCACCACTTGTTGTCATTGGATCAGCAAAACCACTTGGACTATTCGCCCATTGTAATGTTCCTGAAACTACTGTTAATACTTGATTGTTTGAACCAACGGGTAAACGATCAATCGCATTACTTGTATTGCGATAAATTAAATCACCTGCCGTAGTTGTTGGATCGGTCATTGCAGAAATAGTTGACCAAATAATGTTTCCACTATCAACGGTTAATACTTGATCTTGTGTACCTATTGGTAATGAATTATAACCAGTTGCAGTTTGAACTAATAAACTTCCTAATGTTGTTGTTGTTAATCCAGTACCACCACGAGTATAACTTAAAGTACCAGTCATATTAGCAATGTTTAAATTATTTTCATTTACATCTAAATTGATAGTTCCAGATGTTGTAATTGGACTTCCTGAAATTGAAATTTTATTACTTAATGGATTTAAAGTAACACTTGTTACAGTTCCACCTGAAACTATATTGTTACTAATTGCTAAAATTCTTCCTTTTGCATCAATTTGCATTGTTGGATAAGAATAAGTTCCAGCAGCAACACCTGTATTAGTTAAATCTAAAGCAAATGTTCCAGAAGAAGTAATAGGTGATGCGCCAGTTATTGAAATACTACTTGAGCCGGTTAAACCAACTGATGTTACGGTTCCTAATGTACTATTTGAAATTTGTATGTCAGTTGAGTTTTGAGATAAATTAATACCAGCACCAGCAACCAAACGTCTAAATTGTAAATCAACACCTGTTTTATTAGAAAAAATTTGTGCGGTTCCTGGTCCAACTACACCCAAATTACTTGCGGTATTAGCTTCACCACCACTAGGATTGCTTGTAATTGATGTAATTAATCCACGATCATTTACTGTTAATGTTGGATTTACATAAGAACCAGCCGAAGCACCACTTGGATTTAAACCAACAGTTAATGAACCAGATGTTGTAATTGGTCCACCTGTAACAACAATTCCATTTGCTCCAACTGCTGTAACACTTGTTACTGTTCCACCACCTGTAGTTGAATTTATAGTAATATCATTGCCTGTTTGAACAATAGAAACGTTTGAACCAGCAACTAAACGACGCATATTAAATGTTGATGCAGTTTTATCACGGAAAATTTGTCCTGTTCCTGCACCACCTACACCTAAATTTGTCATTTCTGCAATTTCACCGGCAGGAACAGTTAATGTTACATTTTCTGCTGTTTCTGAAATTGTAATATTGCCACCACTTAATAATTTTTTAAATTGCAAAAAATTATTATTTTTTTGTGCAAACAAACCAGTTCCAGTTAAACCAATATTTTCTGCTTGTAAATTGGAATTAATTGTTATATCATTTGCTGTAAAATTTGAAGTTAAATCACCTGTTACCTTTAAGGTTTTAAAATTTAAAGTTGTTCCTGATTTTCCAGCATAAACGCTTAATCCACTTCCTAAATTACTTCCACTATTTGCTTCACCAGAACCAGTAATTGTTATATCATTTAATGATGAAGTTACTGTAATTCCAGAACCAGCACGAATTTTTTTAAAGTTTAATACTGTTCCAGTTTTACTAGCATAAACACCTTCACCAATTGAACCTAAATTATTACCTGTATTAATTTCACCAACATTAACAGGTATTGTATCCCAAACAAAATCTGTTCCATTAAATGATAAAAATAAATTTGATTGTGCAGGTGGAGTAATATAAACTAATTGATCAGCACTTTGATTACCAACTAAAATACCATTTGAAACAATAGAACCAGGACCATCTGATAATCCAATAAAACTACTGGTTCCAGTATTATTAATTGTAATTTCTTCACCATCAGATTGTAAAACAACACCAGTACCGGCTTTTAATGTTTTAAAAGTAAAAACAATATCTTGACTACCTAATGAAGATTTAAATAATTCTTCACCACTACCAAGATTTTCTCCTTGAACGGTTTTTACATAAATAGGCGCGGTTGCACCAGCATCAGCATTTGAATTACCACTTGCTGCTTGATTTGGATCATCAGGTAAAAATGTTACTTCTCCGGTTAATGGCGTAATTCTTGCATTTGATACAACTGGCATTTAAAAATCCTCAGAAAACATAGATATTTTAATTATTTAAAAGAAATTGTTAATTTTTTAGAATATAAAATTCTTTAAAATGTTTAGCTTGACAAAACCAAAAAATAAGTTAATCTTTGTTAAAAGGAGTAAAAATATGTATAATGTTTTTGTTTATGGAAGTTTAAAGAAAAATTTTCATAATAATGATTTAATTATTAATAATCCAAATAATAAATTTTTAGGAAATGCAAGAACTGAATTTAATTTTGATTTAATTAACTTAGGAAGTTTTCCTGGTATGATTAAAGGAAATAATTCAGTTGAAGGAGAAATTTATCAAGTTGATATATTAACTTTAGAAGATTTAGATTATTTGGAAAGTAATGGTAAATTTTACCAAAGAGAAGAAATCAACATTTTAGATAATAAACATGCTAATAAAGCATGGTGTTATATTTTAATTGATAGTGGTGAAGATTATGAAAGGTTTAAAAATTTAGATGCAAGTAATGCGAATAGAAGAATTACATGGTCACAGGATAAGACAATTAATTTTAGGTAAAGGACAACCAGACGTGAATATTGTATCCACATTATTAAAAAATATTTTTTATAAATTATTCGATCATCTTTATGTTCAACAACCATTTGCTATTAGAGAATTTATATTCGAACATGGAGATGAAAAACTTTTAGGACAAACAGCGTTTCAAAATTTTCAAGATGAATTAATGAAACATGAAAAAGAAAATCCAGTTGGCGAGCGCGAAGGTAAACAAAAAAATATTTTTATTAAAAGTAGAAATGAACAATTTATTCAAAATTTCGATTTAGAATTTTATGTTAATACAATTAAAGACAATTGGCTTGTTGAAAACTTTAAATTACCAAAAAATATTAAAAAATTTGGTAAAAGTATTTCACTTGACCAATTAGAAATGAAAATACTTTATTTAATGTATGAAAATGAACAAACAACTCTTTGGTACGTAAAAGAATATCTTGATTATTTTATTAAGAAAATTGGTAGCGATTATCGCGCATTATCAATTGTTCTTGAAGTTGATCAACAAAAAATAAAAAATATTCTTTTAGGCAATACTGATTTGTTTCGTTTTGGGTTTTTCAAAAAAACTTATCAACAATCTGATATGATGTTTAGTTGTTTATCATTTGAATTTGATGACCGTTTAAAACAAATTTTAGATACACCTGAAATCAATAAAAAAGATATTGAAAATATTTTCTTCCCAACTGATCAAAAATCAGTATTAAGTTTAGATGATTATGATGATACAATTCCTCATAATATTTTTAAAAATTTAATTAAGAAAAATGATCGCGGAACAAACTTTTTATTATGGGGAAAACCAGGAACAGGTAAAACCGAATATGCAGGCGCATTAGCAAACTCTCTTGGATATAAATTAATTCGAGTTGGCGAAAGTTCATTGGGTGAAAAGAAAAGAGATCAGCGCTTGGGTGATTTTGTGTTAGCTCAAAAATTCTTTAAAAATAAAAAAAATACTATTTTGCTTTTTGATGAATTAGAAGATTTAACAAGAGAAGATAAAGAATTTAGTAAATTGTTTGTTAATAATTTATTAGAAAAAGCAACAATCCCAACAATCTTTACTGCCAATCATGTTTATATGGAAACTTCATTTTTAAGAAGAATGAAATATACAGCCGAATTTAAAGTTCATAGTGCAAAAACACGCATTAAAACTTGGAATAAATACGGTGAAAAAATCTTTAATGAAACACAAAAGAAACAATTTGCAAAAACATTCGACATTACTCCTTGGGATATTCAACGAGTTTGTGAAATTATCGCTTTAAACCCAAAAGAAAACGTAATTGATGTTGTTCAACAAATCGACCGTATGAATCGTTGGGGGCGTAAACGAGAATTTAAATTAACCGAAGCTTCAAAAGTTTATGATCTTAGTTTATTGAATACAAACGTTAATGTTAATTCAATTGTTGATCAATTAAAATCAGTTGATAAAAAATGGAATATGCTTTTATCAGGCCCAAGTGGAACAGGTAAAAGTCAATTAGTTCATTATTTAGGTGAAAAATTTAACAAAAATGTTTTGGTTAAAAAACCAAGTGACTTAATTTCTGCTTATTATGGAGAAACTGAACAAAATATTGCCGAAAGTTTTGAACAAGCTTATCAAGAAGATTCAATTTTATTAATTGATGAAGCTGAAACTTTCTTAACAAATAAAGAAGGTAAAAGCGCCGAATATATGAAAAGTATTGCAAATGAATTTTTAGTTCAAACACAATTGCGTAAATGCGATTTTGCAATTACAACCAATTATGAAAAATCTTTAGAACAAGCATTTTTAAGACGGTTTCAAATTAAGATTAAATTTAATTATATGAACAAAGATCAAAAATTAAAAATGTTTAAAATGTATTGGGATCGAGAACCCGATGAATTTATTCTTAATGATCAATATGTTTTAGCTCCTGGCGATTTTGAAACAGTAAAAGAATTTATTGATTTTGGTGCAACAGAAACACCAGAAATTCTTTTGAAAATTGAATCGGAAAATAAAAAAGAATTTACTAAACAATTTGGATTTGCAGCTAATTAGCTGCAAATCTTTTATAAGGAATAAAATAATGTATGTTTATTATATTGATGGTGAAAAGTTTAAAACGAAATATTATTCAAAAATTCTATTTATTAATGTATCATCTTTAAATGAACAAACGCCAGCAATTGAAGGTTTAGCTGATGGTTTTAAATTTTGGTGTGAAAAAGAAATAAATTATCATAGATTAACGGGACCAGCTAGAATTTGGTCAGATGGAACAAAAGAATTTTATCTTAATGGAAAATATTATGAAAATATTCATGATTGGCTTAAAGATCATCCAAATCCCGATCTGTATTTTGATGCCATTGGTATTTTTACTGAAACAGATAAAATTCTTTGGTATTTGCAAAATTAATTTTAAAGCGATTTAAAGCCGTTTAAGCTAATTACTTACTCAATTACACAAATCAATTCAAAACCCCTGTAACATGCTTCTAAACGCGATTAAACCGTTATTTGAAAGAAATTAAAATGATTATTTATTATATCGATGGTGAAAAATATATAGCTAAAAAATATGAAAATATTCCTATATATAAAATTTCTTCACCCAATGAAAATACGCCTGCTTATGAAAATTTAGAATCAGGATATAAATTTTGGTGTAAAAAAGGAGATATTAATCATCGATTAACTGGACCATCATCAATTTGGCCTGATGGATATTTGGAATATTGGTTAAATGGAAAAAAATATGAAAATGTAAATGATTGGTTAAAACATCATCCTAATAAAGACAATGCCTTTCAAGTGGAAATGTTGTTAAAATACACATAATTTTATCATTTCTAATAAATTTTCTATTCATGAAGAGCCGCAGAAAACCTCACTATTTCCGACTAGTTCATACAACTGCAACTTAACAAAAATTACAAAAGGAGTAAATTATGAAATTTAAAAAATATTCTATTGACGAACAAGAAAAAATGATTAAACTTTACGAAATGGTTAAAGAGTTTAGAGATGAAAATAAAATTTCATGTGAAGAAGATTGTTATCAAAATGATTCTTTAATTGAACAAGGTATGGAATTTATGGAAAATGCAATTTCTATTATAGGATTTTACAAAAATGATGATTAAGACGATTTTTAATTTAGAAAATTTAATTATACTTGTATTATGTGCAAGCGCTTTTTTAACTTTTTATGTACATCATTTATTTGCAATAGGTTTTATTGTTGGATGTTATTGGGATTTAATAAATCTTGAAGTAAATTATCTTGACAAATAATAAAAAATTTTCTAATATATTAATCGATTTTTATAAGATAAGGAAGAAATTATGAATAATATTGCATATGTTTTAATTGTTATTGGTAATTTATCAGGACCAGCTAATAATGTTAGTATGCAAGAATTTTCTTCATACGATACATGTATGGCGGCAAGACAATTTATTATTGAAAACCGTTATGTTTATTATGGACAAACTAGAGACTTTGATAGACGTACAGAAAGAAAAGAAAAAGATAATGAATTAATTCAATGTAAATTAAAATAAAAGGAGATTATTATGAATTGGGTTTTAGGATTTTCGGGCGGGGCAGATTCGGTTTGTCTTTGGCATAAAACACAACATTTAAATCCTAAAATTGTTTATGTAAATCATAACCAATCCAATCAAGATAAACTTGAAGAAGAATTTTGTAAAAATTTTGCTAAAAAACACAATTTTCATTTAATTGTAGAAAATGTTTTTTGTAAAAAGGGTAATTTTGAAAACACAGCAAGAAATCAACGATATTCTGCTTTAGCAAAACATGGTGATAAAATTTTAGTTGGGCATCATAAAGATGATAATATCGAAACATTTTTTCTAAGATTGTTTCGTGGATCAGGCTTGCGTGGATTAACTGGAATTAAAGAAATTGTTGAATTTGAAAATTTTACAATTTATCGACCATTGCTAAATCTTTTTAAAAAAGATATTTTAAATTATTGCCGAGAAAATTTTCTTGATTGGATCAATGATCCAACTAATTTTGACAATAATAGAAATCGTGTTTTTATTAGAAATACTTTAATTCCAAACATTGAAACACATTATAAAGATGTGAAACAAATTGTTTCACAAACAGTTAATGTTTTAAGTGAACAAGAACAATTAATTGATGAATTGGCGTTAGAAGATTGGAATAAATTTTTTCAAAATAATGTTATTGACTTAACTGCAATGTTTCAATTATCCTTCGTTCGACAAAAAAATGCTTGGATGGGATTTCTTAATAGAAATAATATTCAAAATGTCAAATATCGTTCAGTTGAAACATACTTAAAACAACTAAACTTAAAAAATGAAAATACAAAAATTTCATTTAAGTTTGGAAAATATTCTTTTAAACAAAACAAAACAAAATTGGAGATTAGTTATGAATAAATATGCTTTTACAGATAAATGGGTTGGTGGGCAAGGTTATGTTATTATTTTTAAAATTGAAGATGCTGTTATGCGCGCCTTGGATACGTTAGCTTTTCCTCAATATCCAAAAGATTTTCAAGAAAAAATTACTGCTTATCAATTAACTATTGGAAAAGAAGATAATCTTCCTGTAATTATGAAATTTGCTGCTGAAAAAGAAGTTCATCTATTTGTTCATTATGAAGATGTTTTTGATCATTTTGAACAAGAACTTAATAGTGCAAATTTGACTATTTTTAAATTACGAGAATAAAAATGATTGTTTATTATATTGATGGTAAGAAATTTACAACTAAAGATTATTATAAAATTCCACATGATAAAATTTGTTCATTAAATGAAGAAACACCAGCTTGGGAAGATTTGATAACAGGCGAAAAACTTTGGTGTAAAGAAAAAAATTGTTGGCATCGATTAACTGGCCCTGCGTTTATTGACAATGATGGAAAAGAATATTTTTGGTTAATTGGTAAATTTTATGAAAATATTCATAATTGGTTGAAAGAACACCCAAATCAAGTTAATGCATTTCAAGTAGAAATGTTATTAAAATATTCATAAAGGAAAAATTATGAAAACAACATTACATATGGCAATAAATGATTTTATAGAAAATAATAAAGAAGAAAAAATTCTTTATAATTCAAACAAACATCTATTTTATAAATATCATAAATTATATGAATATAAACAAGCACTAATGGTTTTAAATCAAATCAATGGTAATGCTGATAAATATCCAAATGTAAACTATTTGGATGTTGAAGATGTTACGCATAAAAATATTTCTGGAACTGTTTATACATATAAAAATATTGAAGTACCAAATGATAATAGGGGAAAAGACCCTTGGGAAATTCTTATACCAACTAAACGAAAAACTGAACAAATTCCCCATAAAGTAACTATTAATTTTAACGAACCATTTTCTAAAAAAGAAATTCTTAAAATTACAATTGATAATAATGTTGTTGATTGGGAAAATATTACATTAGAACAAATTAAGTTACTAAAACAATTATTTTAAATTACATATAAATGTGTAAAGGGGAAATTTAAATTTCCCCTTTTTTCTTGACTAATAATTGATATTAATTTATAATGATAAAAATTTAAGAGGAAAAATTAATGACTACAACAACCCCTATTCTTTATCTTTTAATCCCAAGTGATTTATATAGTATGAATCCTGGTAAAGCCTGTGCTCAAGCAAATCATGCTGGGACAAAATTTGTTTATGATTATCTTACCAATCCATCAAGTTTAATCAATAATGAATTATTTGATCTTTGGATTCGTTCAGGCAATGGATTTGGTACAACAATTGCTTTAACTGCATCTTATAAACAAATTGAAGATTTTAATAAAAATTATACATTTTTTAAAGATGTTGTTATCGATCCAACTTATCCATTTTGGGCTGATGAAGAAATTGTAAAATGTTTAGATAATGATATTACAGTTACAGAAAATTTTAAAATTGAAAGTGGAAAAATCGTTCGTCTTTGTTTGCGTGAAGAAATGACTGTATTTTATTATTTTGGTAATAAAGATGAAATCGGACCATTATTTTCTCAATTTGATTTAATGAGATGACATACCGTTATTATGTAAATGGTGAAAAATTTACTACTGATGATCCTAATGATATGCCATTATATGAAATTTCTTCACCTGATGAAAATACACCTGCTTTTGAAGATTTAGAAAGCAGTCATAAAGTTTGGTGTGAAAAAGATTATATTTGGCATCGATTAACTGGACCAGCAGTTATTTGGCCCAATGAGAAATATTCTTTTTGTTTAAATAACAAAATATATGATAATGTCCATGATTGGTTAAAAGATCACCCAATTCAAGATAACGCTTTTCAAGTAGAAATGATTTTAAAATGGAGCTAATATGATTGTAGGAATAGGTGGATTTGCTGGCGCAGGAAAAGATACGCTAGGAAGTATCTTAATTGAAAATTATCATTTTGAAAAAGCCAGTTTTGCTGGCACGTTAAAAGATGCTTGTGCTAATATTTTTTCTTGGGATAGAGAATTATTAGAAGGCAAAACAACTGAAAGTAGAGTTTGGAGAGAAACTATTGATGTTTGGTGGAGTAACCGATTGGGTATTAATAATTTTACTCCACGTTTTGCTTTGCAATTTATCGGAACTGATGTTATGCGTGAACATTTTCATCCTGACATTTGGTTGTTAAGTTTAGCTAAAAAATTTGATGGCAAGGATGTTGTTGTAACCGACTGTAGATTCCCAAATGAATTTGATTGGTTAAAGAAAAATAAGTACCCTACAATCTGGATTAGGCGCGATCCAGAACCCTCTTGGATATTAGATGGGGTGAAAGCCGCAAGAGGCGACAAAATTGCTGTAGAACGCTTAAACGAGCTTAAAATACATATTTCAGAATGGAATTGGTTGAACTGCGCGTTTGACCATATCATTTATAATAATGGATCAATCGATCAATTAGAAAGCCAAGTTGAAAATTTAGTGAAATTATGGAATAACTGATGAATGAATATTTTATATATTCTATAAACCCTGTAACTTTTACAAAAAACAAAGAATATGCTTTTGGGTATTTCATTGAGTTAAATGATAATACAAGTGATCAAGATCATATAAAAAAACTTAACCATATTTTTAAAATTAATTATCCTAAAAATATAATATATAGTCTATTAAAAATAGAATATGACTGTATTTCTTTGAAATTTATTAGTATTTCTTTTAAATTTAATAATGAAGTAGATGAAATATTATGGCTATTACAAAATGAAAGAATTTATAATGACAAAATATTACATAATTGAATGTTATCCAGAATTAATCTTAACTTCAGACAAAAAATTAAACCAATTAGCTTATATGTTACCAATTTATCATACAGATAAAGAAATAAATCAAATAATTGTTGATGATATTGATACTTTGCCGGAAAATATCAATATTAACATTGAAAAATATGGTACAATAAATTATGATAATGAATGGTTTAATAAAATAAGAATAACAATCGAATTTAAAAACAATTTGGATGAAATATTGTGGTTTCTCAAACAAGATTAAAATTCTTTATCGGTGATGAAAAAATTTATCCCGTTTCGGCTATGGGAAAATTAGATAAAGATGGATCAGGTTTATGCTCAATAGTTATTAATTCCAATCACGGTTTTTATCAACTCAACAACAAACTCCCAATATTAAATAATAAATTAATTAATAAATTTTTAATTGATATTAATTCGTTAATTGGGCACATGAACGTAAACTATCACATAGAACATACAAATATAATTGATGATTGTGAAGATGGTAAAATAATATATACATTCTACTTATCATTTAGCTTTTTTAATGAAACAGATGAAGTTTTATTTTTGTTAAAAAACGATATTACAGAAAATTATGAAAAATTTTTCTAAGATTATCAATATCATTTTTTAAATTCCGTTTAGCTGTTTGATGATTTTTAAAACCAATTATTTCAAATTCTTTTTTCCATAAATCAAATTCTCTATTAGATGTTTTTTCTATTTCAAATAATTGGTCAACGAGAAAATCAAATCGTTTTAATGGATCAATAATCTTATCATAACTATGATCCCATAAATGTTCAGGAAAAATAAATCCTTGATTTTTTAATTTTTCAACAATACCAATAGGTCCAAAAATAATTGGTATCATTCCACAAGCTAACTCTCGATGAACTTTTTCACTATCAAAGCATAAATCATGCCAAAACATTGTTTCCATTACAATTGATATATTTGTTTCTTTATACATGTTAACAAAAGATTCAGGAACTTGATTGTGAACACCAGCAATATCTGTAAAGATATTATCCGATATATTTTCTTGAAATAAATCGGCATATTTTGAATTTAAAAAAATATCATCGTTTATTTTTTCGGGAATTTCACAACGATAATGATAAACAGAAAAATTATTTATTAATTTTTCCAATGAGTTTCTATGAATATCAGGGCGACGAAATCCAAAATTAAATTTTATTTCTTTATTTCCTGTGACTAATTGACCATCTAACCAACTTGTTAATTTACATAAGTTAAAATCTATTTGATTGTTTTTTTCATTACAATCAAACACAATATAATTTTTTGGTAAATCATATTTAGTATTTTCATATTCTAAACCTGCATTTAAAATATGTGTTTTATTTGAATAAACAGGAAAATCTTTTCTTTTACTAACTCTTTTATTAGGTGAGTTTTCAATCCAAACAAAATCTGCTTGTTCGATATTTTCAGTTATTTCTATTTCAGGAATTAATCTTTTTAAACCAAGTAATCCATACCAATTCCAATTATTTTTTATTTCAATATTATTTTTATAGTTTGGATCAAATATTTTCATTTATATTCCTAATATATTGATTAAAGTTATTTTTAGTTTTTTGTAAAATTTCATTACATATTTGTTTATTATATTCTGATATTATTTTTGATTTCTCAATAATATTATTAAACTCTTTACTATCTAAATTATTTAGAAATCTAATTACTTCTACGATAGCATTTAACCTTTTTGTATGATCTTCTATTAAATCATAATTTTCATCCCATAATAAAGAAAAAGTTTTGAAACCTTTATTGTGTAATTTTTTTAATGAATAAGCGCCGCCAGCTATTATAAAAGGTCGATTATTACTTAATTCTAAATATGTTTTTTCTGTTAAAATGGGAAAATTAAAGTTTGTTTCTGTTACTATACTCATTTGGGTTTTAGAGAACAAATCTTGTTTTAATAAAAATATATCTTCAACAGTTAAATTGTTAACTTTGTTTTGTAATATAATTGGTAATTGTTTTTCAAAATTTTTATAATTGTTATTTGTTATATATTTTAAATTATTATAATCAAAATGTTGTTTTTTACCTGATCGTTCGCGCCCAAAACCTAATAAAAAATTATCTAATAAATTTTGATTATATAATTCACCAATTAATGTATTTCTAAATTCATGAATCCTGCGATTTAAACATAAAAATCTTTTATTAATTTCATTTTTTATTGTTAATGTTGTTAGATAACTTTTTAATTCCCAATAATTCATTATAAATTCATCATTTATAATTTTAATATTTTCTTTATCAAAGGTTACTAATTTTATATTGTTTTCTTTTAAAAAATTAAATAGTTCTTTATTTTCATATAATGGGCTATAATCACAAATATCAAAATAAACAATAGGTTTATAATAATGCACATACGATTAAATCGTATGTGCATTATTATAATTACCATAATCATAATAAGGTTGAAAAAACAAAATATCTGCTTGTTTAATATCTTCGACTATTTCTAAATTAAAATAAGAAATTAAATCTTCTATATAAAAAAAATCATTTTCTGTTGGTTCTTTAATAATATAAATTTTCATTTAAATATTTTCTCAAACTAACATTATAATTAGTATTAAAATGAAATATTTCATTTTGATTAGTAAAATTAGTGATAATATTGTTATTTAATTTTTTATAACGTGTACAATTAAAATTAACAATATTATCTTCATGAAAATAAATAGGATTTTTTAACCCCCAATTTAATAATCTTTTATTGTAAGTTTCTTGATTTATAAAATATTTTTCATTTGCCTTAAATGTTTTATTTTTTATCATTTCATGATGTATTATGTTATCTTTTGGTTTTAAATCTGAATTGTGCCATTTATCCGTATAATTTGATAATTGATTACTTAAACATTGTTCAATAAAATTTTTTCTCAATAATACTATTATATTATCAATTTGTAACTCATTAATTATAAATTTTATTTTATTATCATTCATTTGATTCATTTGTATTTTTATAATATAATTATTATCGTTACATAATATATTTATAGCATTAATTATTGAATATTCATTACTTTTTGTAAATCTTTTATTTTGAGTATTTTCAAAAGGTTCTAAATAATTTTTAATATTATTTTTATTAGCTAAAAATTCTTGAAATGCGGTACTTCCACTTCTTTCAGAAGATAATAATAATATTTTCATATAAATATTTATATGTTTAAAAATAAACCTTATAATCATTTATTATTAACAAATGTTTTTTCTAATGAAATTACAAATACATTAGAAATTTATTTTAATAAATTAACAGAAAAAGAATGCAAAATTTATCAAAATAAAAACACATTATTACACGAGTATACTTGGATTTATGATTTAGATGAAAATATTACTAATATACCCGTAAATTATTTTTATAATCATAAATTTATAAAAAAATTAGAAAATTATTTTAATAAAAAAGGAATAATTGTTGATATGAATTTTTGGGGCGGGGGTTTTATGCGAATACCTGAAAATCATATGGTTGAAGCACATATAGATTATACAATTAATAGCTATCTAGGTTTAAAAAGATTTTTAACTGGAATTTATTTTTTAAATAATAGCGATTGTCAATTAATTTTAGAAAATGATAATAATAAAGTTACATACGATTGGATTAAAAATAATTTTGTTATATTTGAAAATACTGAAAATTCTTGGCATTCAGTTAGTAAAAATTCTAATAATGCAGAAGCATTGAGATTTATATATTATACGTCTGATACTGAAAATGTAATACCAAGAAAGAGCATCTATAAATGATTAAAAACGAATATTCAACATTACAAGAAGTTATAATAGGTAATATTATAAATGCTATTAAACCTAATACAAAAGATAAATCTATGCATAGTATCGAATATGCTAATTTATCAAATAATGAATTTAAAAAATTGAAATTAGGTCAATATCCTAAAAATATTATTGATGAAACATTCGATGATTTAGAAAAATTTGAAGAATTATTAAGGTCGCATAATATAAAAACATATAGAAGTAAACCAATTAATAAAAATAAAATTAGTAATAGCTTTTGGAAAACTGAACAATATTTTTCTTATTGCCCAAGAGACACAGCATTAGTAATAGAAAATACTATAATTGAATCACCAAATGTGTTACGATCAAGATATTTTGAGAATTTCTCTTTATTTGAAATTTTTGAAGAAAAATTTCAAGAAGGGTTTAACTGGATCAGCGCCCCAAAGCAAAAATTATTAGATAAAAATTATCAATTAAATGATTTAAAAATACCAACATTAACAAATGAAGAAATTTTATTTGATGCCGCAAATATTTTTAAAGTAGATAATAATATATTTTATTTAGTAAGCAATACTGGAAATTTAAAAGGCGCAGAATGGTTAAAAAGAAATATACCAAAAAATTATAAACTACATATTTTAGAAAATTTTTATTCTTACATGCATGTTGATACAACTTTTGTTCCATTAAATGATAATACAATTTTATTAAATTCTTCAAGAGTTAATAAACATAACCTGCCGGAATTTTTCAAAAATTGGAATTGTATTTATTTCGATGAACCGATCCCTACTCAAATACATCAAGACTTTGGTAATAGTAGTATTTGGATGGCTATGAATATATTAAGTATTGATGAACGAACTATTATAGTAGAAGAAACACAAAAACCTTTAATGAAATTATTAAAAAACCACAATTTTGATTGCATACCAATTAAACTAACACATTGTAGGACATTGGGTGGTGGTCCACATTGTATTACTTTGGATTTAAAAAGAAAATGAGTTTAAAACAAATAAAACCAATTTTTAATAAAATAACTAATTCATTTATATTATCAAATGATTATAAATTAAAATATCAAAAATTTTTAGGTATAAATGATTTTGATCAAATTAATATAACAACAGGAATAACACAATCAATTGATGTTTGGTTAATGAAAAATAAAACAAAAACCTTGAATTTATTTGTTGGTGAATATTCATATTATCAAAATGTGGCAAAATTTTTAAATATGAATATTAATTTTATAAAAAATTTTAAAGAAATAAAAGAAGGAATTTTAGCTATTAGTTTTCCGTTTTGTGATAACGGATGCTTTCAAAATATTGATGAAATATTAAATTATTGTGATGTAAACGATATTAAAGTTTTTTTAGATTTGGCTTATTATGGCACAACAAAAAAGATAAAAATACCAAATAACAATTGTATTGATGTTATAGCGCATTCTATGCATAAAATAATTCCGGTTTTTCAATATAGATGTGGTATTAGATTTACTAAAAAATATGATGATGATCCTATTGAATTATTAAATCAAAATAATCATTTACCGTTTCTAGGAATGAATATAGCTTATAATTATATTATACATAATAATATAGATACGTTATATGAAAAATATAGAATTAAACAAATTTCTATTTGTGATAAATTAAAAATAATACCAAGTGATAGTGTTATTTTAGGATACAGCTTTGGTAAGTTTAAACAATTTAATCGTGGAAACGAATATTCAAGAATTTGTTTATCTAGTTTATACTAAAATCATTAAATCGGTTTTCATTTAAATATTTACATGACTAATTTTGATAAATGGAAAACAAATTTAAGTGAATGTTTTCAAGTTGATGATTTTTTCTCTAAAGAAGAAATTTCTTGGATGATTGATTTTATGTGGCGAGAGCATTCATCAACAACAATAAAAGAAAGTGGCACAATGTTGTTTAAAATTAAAAATAAACATACTATTATTGCTGATAAATTTTCTGATAGGTTTAAAAGATTAATAAATAAAGATTTCTCAAAAAAACATTATGGTGGAAATTTTTATTTAACTTTACATCCTTATGCTTTACACGCAGACAGTATGAGCGAAGAAGAATCATCAATATTTGATCATAAATTAATACCTTTAAAACATTTTGTCATACCTTTATTTGTAACCCCAAGTAAAAATGAAGACTTACATTCTGGATTAATTTGCTTTCGTGAACGAGTTTTAAATTATGGTACTATTTTTTGTCAAGGATTTAAAAAAGATAGCGTAAAAGGTTATTGGAAAGATGTTTATTCTCATGATGATATAGAATTTTATGATTTAGAAAAAGGATCAAGAAAATATAATAAAGAAAATAATTGGCAAGATCAAAAAATATACGATGAATATCTTTCATTTCTTCCAAAAGAAAATTTAACTGATTTACATATAGAAAAAATATTGCCTTGGAAAATTGGTTCAATTATGGTTATTGATCCAACACAAATTCATTGTAGTGCTGATCATAGAAAAAATAATACTAAAACAAAATGTGGATTGGCGTTTACTCTTTATGAGGAAATCGAATGACTTTTACTGAGTTTCAAAAATTAAAAAAAATTATTGTAGGTAAAACATATGACCAAAAGATTTTTGATTATCATAAAAATCAAGAATTTAAAAATAGCATACAAATTATATTACATGAAACAAATGAACAATTAAATGAATTAGAAAAATTACTAAAAACATTTGATATTGAAGTTATTCGCCCTGATATTTTAGTAGATAATTTTGAAGAAAATATTTCTTTACCTTGGAATGATTATAAGTTTATGAGTCCACCTTTGATGCCAAGAGATGTTTTATTTGTTTATGGTAATTTAGCAATTGATATGTTTACTAAACATGATAATCGTCAATTTGAACATTTAAGTTATAAAAAAAATTGGATCGATGATTTTGTTAATTTATCTATGCCACAACCTAAAATAGAAAAAAATAAAAATGTAGAATTATATTTTGATGCTGCTAATATGATTAAACTAGGTAAACATATTTTAATATCCCAATCAATAGAAGAAGATGAAAAAAATGGCAAAGGAAATTTAAAAGGAAAAGAATGGATTAAAAACATATTACCCAAATTTTACGATTGTGAATTTGTTGATTTTCCTATTGGCGGACATATTGATGGAAAAATTTGTTTAGTTAAACCAGGATTATTGATTACTTGGAATAAAGATTGGATTCCTGAACAATTAAAAAATTGGGATGTTATTTTAATTGAAGAATTTAATCCATTACCAAATGAATTTTTATCATTAAGAAAACAACATTTTTATGGTGATTTTATTCAAAAATGGTTAAAAGATTGGGTTGGTTATGTGGATGAAACTGTTTTTGATGTTAATGCTTTAAGTATTGATGAAAATAATATTATTTTTACGCATTTTAATAAAAAAGTATTTGATCAATTAGAAAAATTTAAAGTAAATCCTATAATATGGAATTTTAAACATCAATATTTTTGGGATGGCGGCATTCATTGTTGTACTCAAGATATTGCTAGAGTTGGTGAAATGGAAAATTATTTATGAAATTTGATGAATTTAAAAAACAATTTATTGAATGGTCAATAGCAAATATCGAAAAGAAAAATATTTGTCCTTATGCCCAATCAGCTAGAATAAATAATAAAATTGATTTTTTATTACCAACTGATAATTTTAATTTTACAGATAATGATAAAATTTATGTCGTTTGGTGTGATAATAAAATTGATAATATTTTATTAACATTTTTAACTTTAAAATTTAATGATGATTGGATCGTTTTAAAATCAACACCAACATCTGGACTTTTTGTTAAAAATTTTACCAATTGTATTTTTATACAAAACAGAAAAGATATGGAAATTAAAAGAAATATATTAAAAAAAACAGTTTATTATAACAATTGGCCCGAAAATTACTTTAATGAAATAATGAAAAAATGAAAACTTTTTGTCCTGTTCCTTGGAATCATTTTTATATCCAAACTGATAATACTCAAAGATTATGCGCCCATTCTGATGCAATCGTCAATGATGATGTTTTAAAAAAAATAAAAAATAATATGTTAAATGACTTGCAAAGCGCAGAATGTAAAAGATGTTATAATGATGAAAAAATAGGAAAAAAATCAAGAAGAATTTTAGAATTAAACAGAAATTTATATTCATTTGAAGATGCTAAAAAAGATCATAAAATTTATCAAACGTTTGATTTTAAATTATCTAATCATTGTAATTTTCAATGCATTATGTGTGGGCCAAGCGCAAGTAATAAATGGGAAAAGGAATTAAAACAAAAACATAATAAAGTTATTAAAAATTATGATTATTTGAATAATTTACACGATGCTAAATTTATTAGTTTTGCAGGAGGTGAACCATTTTTAGAAAATAAAGTTATTGATATTTTAGAAAAATTAATATCAATCGATAATTTATCCTGTGAAATAGAATTTTTAACCAATGGAAGTGTTTTTAATAAAAAAATATGGCAAATATTATCAAAATTTTCAAATATAAAAATAAATGTTAGTGTGGATGGAATAGGACATATTGCAGAATATATTCGATTAGGAACTGATTGGAAAACCTTAGAAAAAAACTTACAAGAATTTAAAAAAATATCAGACGTAAGAACTCAAACAACTGTTCAATGGTTAAATTTAGAGCATTTAAAATCAATTGAAGATTATTTTTTAAATTTAAATATACCTTGGTACTTTCATATATTAAGAAATCCTAATTTTTTAAATTGTAATTTATTAACAAAAGATATTTTAAATGAAATTGATTTACCAGAAAAAACAAAAATAATAATCGACAATTTATTAATTGATAACATCAATATCTCTGATATTGATAAAAAACAATTAATAGTTTATGAAAATTTATGGTTTACTAAAACAGGAAAAAAATTTAAAGATATAAGTCCAATTGCAATTGATAATATTTTAAGGAATGCTAATGAAAACTGCACCATATTATAATAAAGAATTTTTATTACCAACCCCAAAACCAATTTGGAATAAGATTTTTTATGATACGTATTTTTCTTTTGACATAAAAAAATATCGATCAATAATAACTGATAAAAAATTTCAATCAATAATAAAAAGTAAAATTATCGAATATGTTACAAAAAATAATAATATATATGGATTAGAAAATTTTAATTATAATTACTTAACCAATGGCTGTACTGGTTTTATTAATAATTGTTATCAATCAAATAAAATACAAGTTTTACATGGTGAATATTCATATCATCAAAAATTAGGCAATAATTCTGTTGGATTATTAGAACTAAAAAATAATATACCTTTAATAATTAGCATACCAAATACATGCACATCATCTTTACCCAATAATTGGAATGATATTTCACAAATATGTTCGGAAAGAAATATTGATATTTATATTGATGCTTGTTGGTTGGGTTGTAGCGAACAATTAACTTTAGATTTAAGTCATTGTCAAATAAAACAAATTGGTTTTAGTTTAAGTAAATCTTTTGATATGATGAATAATAGAATTGGAGTTATTTTATCTAAAAATGATTTAACTAATACAAGTATTGGTATAATGAACGCTTATGATATGATTGATAAAACTAATTCTGCTATGGCATTACATTATATAGAAACATTAGGTGATAATTTTTTATGGAACTATTATCGAGAAGAATATGAAAAACTTTGTTTTGATTTTAATTTAACAAAAACAAATTGTATTCATAGTGCAATTTTTGAAAATAAACTAATTGGTACTAGAGCTTTATTGACTTATTTGAAAAAGTAAATAGATAATGAAAAAGTATTTTGTTTATTCTTGTGGTAGAAGTGGAAGTTTTTTATTACATCGTAGTTTACAACTTTATTTATTTTATAATAATTTAGCAACAAAAACAAGTTGTAGTTTTGGTGTAACTCCAACTGAGTTATTCAATCAAAATAAAAATGAATGTCCCTGGTTAGTTGATACAAATGAAAATTTAGTTCAAGTAAGACATTCGCCAGGAACAAGAAAAATTCCCAATGAAGTTTATATTACTTGCCAAGAAGATTTAATAAATAAAAATCATATTTTATTAAAAAACGATTATAAAGTTAAAACAATTTTAGAAAAATACAAACATCAACATTATTTTTTAAAAATTTTAAGTCATCATTTAATTCCCGATGATGATTTTGAGTATTTGAAAGAAAATTATCAAGCAATTGTTTTACATCGTGATTTAAAAGAAATTATAGCAAGTTATGCAATTTCTTGGTTTTCAAATAATCCAACTCATTTGTTAAATGGATTAGAGTATCAATTACCCGAACCATTTAATTTAGATAAAAATACAGTTGATAAAATAAAAAAACGATATGAAATTTTTATTCAAACAAAAGATAAATTTTCAATTTATAAAAATATTGAATATAATTCAATTGTAAATAAATTACCACATGAAATTGGTGAAACAATTTTTGAAAAAAGTTCTTTTAATCATGAAGGTTTTGTAAGAAAAAATCCTTACTCTTTTGATAATGTAAATAAAATAATTTTAAATTGGAATGAAGTTTTAGATTGGATTGATAATGGTTAAATGTGTAATGCCTTGGAAAAGTTATGGTTTTCATTCAGATGGCACGTTTGTACCGTGTGGTTTTGTAATAAATATGCCTTTTGAAAATATTCCCATTGAAAATCGCCATAATTCTGAAATTATGAAACAAATTAGAAATGATTTTATTAATAATAAATTTCCAAAAAATTGTTTGCGTTGTGAAAAAGATGAAGAATTAGGAAAAAAATCTTTAAGATTAACTGTAAATGAACAATTTATTTTACCAAACAAATTAACTGAATTTTTTGATCAAGCAGAAATTTTAGATTTAAATTTTTCTAATATTTGTAACAGTAAATGTATTATGTGTACGCCACGTTGTTCTTCGGCAATAGCATCAGAGGTTAAAAATAAAAATGTACCAATTCATTATAAAGGCAAAAATTTAAAATCAGAATTAAATTTTGATATAGTTAAACCTTTTTTAAAAAATGCAAAAAGAATTAATTTGCGAGGTGGCGAACCTTTATTAGATATTAATAATAAAAAAGTATTACAACATTTAGTTGAAAATAATTTAAGCCCACAATTAAATATTGTAACAAATTTATCTGTTTGGGATGAAGAATTTTTTGATTTAACTGATAAACTCAAAGCCAAAATAAAAATCTCAATTGATGGTTTAGATAATGTTTTTAAATATATTCGTTATCCTTTGAAATTTTCTATTATAGAAGAAAATTTAATTAAATTACAACAATTTCAACATATAAAACAATTGATTAATTGTACAGTACAGCTTTTTAATATTTGTGAATTAGGTAAAATAAATGAATATTTTAATATCCCAATAAATTTTGAGATATTAAGAAAGCCTGAATATTTCCAAGCCAATATAACTGATAAAAAAGAATACATTTTAAACAAATTACAATTATTAAAAAATCACAATCAATACGATGAATTAGTTAATTTTATTCAACAAGAAAATAAATTTGATAAAGAACAATTAAAATTTGCTTTAAACTATTTTAATACAACTAGAAATTTAAATTATAAAGATGTTATCGACAAAGAAATAGTAGGTTGGATCGATGAATAATTTATGTGTTTTACCTTGGATTCATTTAGCAACTACTCCAACAGGAAAATTACGTGTTTGCTGTAATGCACAATCATCTTCAAATTATCGCTTTGATCAAATAGAAGAATACAAAGAAAATTACCTTAAATCAATTAAAAATGAAATGTTGGAAAATAAAAAACCAACAGTTTGTAAACGATGTTTTAATGAAGAAAGTTTTGGTTTAAAAAGTGCAAGATTAGCTTATAATGAAAAATTTTCTGTTCATTTAAAAAAAATAAAAAACAATGAAAAAACAGAAATTGTTTATTTAGATTTAAGATTAGGTAATAGTTGTAATTTACGTTGTAGAATGTGTAATGGCTATTCTAGTTCTGCTTGGCAAGAAGATCATCAAAAAATGTGGAATGAACAAACTAAACTTTACAATTGGGATAAAAACCAAGAATTTTTTGTTCAATTAAAAAATAATTTACAATTTATTGAAGCAATTTATTTTACAGGTGGAGAACCTTTATTGAACCCTCATCATATTGATATATTACAATGGTTGATCGATAATAACAAAACTAATATAGAATTAAAGTACAATACAAATTTAACTGTATTACCTGATAAAGTTTTAAAATTATGGGAAAAATTTTCTAATTTAAAATTACATTTGTCGGTTGATGGAATTGAAAATGTTTATGAGTATATTCGTTATCCTGCAAAATGGAATCAATTTTTAAAAAATTATGAAACTATAAAACAACTTAAAGCTGAAATAAAAATTCACTGCACAGTTCAAATAACCAATATCGAATTTTTAAAAGAATTAGATAATTGGTGTGATCGTGAAATTTATTGGAATATTTTAGAACATCCTGATTATTTAAACTTAAAACATATTTCATTTGATAAAAAACAATATTTAATTGATTATTATTCTGAAAATCAATTTGATAAAATAAAAAAATATTTGTTGAATATCAAAGAAGGAAATTGGAATAATTTTTTAGAAAACAACAATAAATTAGATCAATTGAGAAAACAAGACTTTTTTAAATTGACAAAATTATTTAAAAGTTAAACTAAATATTATTTATGAACGATAATTTAAAATGGTCACAATATGACTTTACTAAAATTCCCTTTGATAAGATAAAATCATTTGGTCAACGCACTATGTTAGAGCGTGATCTATTCAATGTCAGTTGGATTTTGCAAAGATATTGCAATTTTAATTTTTTAAAAAAACCTGATGAAAAATCTAAAAAAATTATTGAAGTAAATGGGAAAAAATATGAAAATGCCCATTGCTCCTACTGCTGGGGCTACGCCAGTACACACATTAAAGATTTTCGACCATTAGATGTAATTACAAAAACAATTGATGAAATTATCTATCAAGCTAATGAAAACAATTTTAATTCATTTCATTTTAGTTTTTCTGGTGGTGAACCTACTGCACATCCAGATTATTTAAAAATTTTAAATCATTATACAACTCATTTGGAAAAAACAAATTATCAAAGTGTGCATATGACAACTAATATGAGTAAAAATTTAAAATGGTTAAAAGAATATGTTGAAGTAACTAAAAATTTACATCGTGTAAGTATTACAGCTAGTTTTCATTCTGAATTTGCTAAAAAAGAAAAATTTATTGAAAAATTATTATATTGTCAAGAAAATGATATACAAGTAACAATTAATATGGTTATGCGTCCTGATTTATTTGAATTCGATTGGGAAAATGCACTTTATTTTCATGAATTGGGGATTAATACAACATTAAAACCACAAAGCAATTATAATGCTACAAAGATTGTTGATGGATATTCACAAGACATGTTAAATCGTCTTTATAATGGTATGCCACAACGAGACTTTACACAACAAGCATTAGATAAAAATAATAAAATTCCAACCCGTCCAAAATATAAAAAATTACAAGATGTTTTAGAAAATCAAGAAAAAATTCCACAAATAATGCAAGTAGAATTAACCGATGAAGAAAACAAAAAATGGTATCTTGATCAAGCTGAACGTATGAACAGTTTTAATTTTAATAATTTTGAAAATTGGAATTGTAATTCTGGTTATCAAAGTATTATTATTCGTGAACCAAATGGAATTGTTAAACGCGGCTATAGTTGTGCTGATCAACCATTAGGAGATTTAGTAAATGGATTTAAAATATTTGATCAACCAACAAAATGCATAAGTAAAAGTTGTGTTTCAAGTGCTGATTCTAAAATTCCTAAATCAAAGTAGAAAACAATTAATTGTTTTCTACTTTTTCATAAGCATTCATATCATTTGCAGAAATAGAATAATTTTGATCAGTTAGTCAATCTAACAATTCAATTAATTCTGGATTTTTTGAATAATATTCTGCCACTCGTGTTAACCAAACATCATTCCAAAATTCTAATAAATCTTCTCTTAATACATAAGTTTCAAAATTTAATTCACGATCAACCATGAAAATAACGCCTTGACGAATTTTTTTATCAGGAAACATTTCATTATGTGAAATTATATAAGCAGTTAATTGACAATAATATTCACCTAATTTATTTTCTGGTGTTATTAATTCATCTGATTTAGTTTTTAATTTTCTAGTATTTTTATAATCCATTATACTTGGGATGCCTTGATAAGTACCAATTAAATCGGCTGTTCCTGCCCATCCTAATGATGAATATAATGCTTTTTCAATACCCCAAACTTCATCAACTTTGCTTAACCCATTTGCAATAATTTGTTCACTCATATTTTTTACTAATTTACGAGCATAGGTATTCGCTGTTGGTCGTTCTCTTTGTTCAATATACGCTTCTAAATGCTCATGCATTAACGTACCGATTTTTCCAGCTTCATTTCTAATATCTTCGGCTTTATCATGTCCAACCCAATTTTTCCAATTTTCTAAAAATGTTTTATCACCAGAATTTGAAAGGATTGTTGTTACCGATGGTAATCTTTTACCATTTGGTATAATGTATTTTCTGTTACCGATTTCGTCGGTATGGCGTTCTAAGAGAGGATAATCGATCATTATTAATTATATTTAATTTTAAAGAAGAATACAAATTTAATTTTTCTGTAATAAGAATAAAGTATATTCTGAATTTAATTGATCATATTCTTTTTGATTATCACAAAAAATAAACATTCGAGTATCTGTCCATTTAGCATTTATATTAGTAAAAATATTATAAATATTCTCTGCTAATTTCCTTATCAAAAGTTGTTCATCAAAAATTTCAAAACTATCTCCGAAATCTAAGTAACAAACTTTTAGAGTATAATCTATAAATTCAATATCTTCAAAATAAAATCTCATTATTCGCCCTTTAATAAAAATAAAGTATAATCGGTTTGATATTGTTCAAATTCTTCTTTGTTTTTACAATAGATAGCAACTATGGGACAAATTGATATTTTTGCTTTGTCCAATAAAGTACAATCAGTTTTTACAAATTTATGCCATTTTTCTTTAAACAAATAATAAAAAATTTGTTTATCAGAAAATTCAAAAATAAATTGTTTATTATCAAATTTAAATATATATTCAGGTTGTTTATCTTTAAACATTAATTTTTTCCTAATAAAAACAAAGTATAATCTAAATATATTTTATCGTATTCTTCTTGATTTTTACATTCAACAAAATACTTTTTTTCTATATCAATACCCATCATTAGTCGCCAAATATCTATAGTTTCAATTACTTTATTAAATTCTAATATTTGTTTATTTTCTTCGTAATAAACTTTATTTTTGTCACAATCAATAAAATCTGGATAATCAAAATAAAATCTCATATTAATCTTTCTGTAAAGAATATAAAACTATTTGAGTGTTAATTTTTTCAACTTCTTCTTTGTTTTTACATTGAATAATAAATTGCTTACCAGCCAATTTAGCCACTTCTAAATAAGCGCCATGTTCTTCACTAAAAGTACAAGGAAAATAAATGCGTTGTAATTGACAAATAAAATCACATTTTAACAATTTTAGTAAATCAAAATTATCAATGACAACATCGAGTTCTTTTAAATCATATGTTTTATATAATTTTGTTCCATTAAAAATTTCTAATTCAGCAATCATTCTTTTCCTCTTAATTTATTGTTTATTTTTTCTAATATTAAAATTAAACGATCTGTTAATTTTTGAAATTGTTCACAAGTTTCAACATTATTATCAAGCCAAGAAATGTAAATTTTTTCTACTGTTTCTTTTGGATTAAAAATATATCTACCATTTGCATCTTTTCCAAAAATTTTTTGATTTCTTGCCATCCCAGCAATTGTTCTTAAAATATCTTGAACTTCCATTTGTGAAAATGGTACATCATCACATGTTTGTTTAATTTCAACAATTGATCTTATTCCATCATCAATAGTTTGCGCCAATTCTTCTTGTTTGTCAATTAAATATTCTTTTAATTTCATAATTGTTTCCTTGATTGTTTTAAATATTTAAAATGAATTATGAATTTTTAGCCGACTTAATAAAAACACAAGAAAAACATCCTAATTTTTCTTGGGAAGATGCTTTATCAAGAGGCCAATTACAGAGTAAACAATGGATTATAGATAACTTCCCAAAAGAATTTAATACTGAAACAGTTTTTGTTTTAGGTGGATGGGTAGGAATTTTATCTTGGTTGTTATTAAATGAAAATTTAGTGAAAAAAATTAGAAGTTTTGATTTAGACAATCAATCAAATGAAATAGCAAAAGATTTAAATCGAAGATTTCTTTCCAACAATTGGAAATTTCAAAGTTCTAAAATTGATATAATGAATATTACAGGTGCTTATATTAATTTTAAGGTTTTAAGAAACGATAATACTGAAGTTGAATTAACTGAAAAACCAACCTTAATTATTAATACAATTTGTGAACACCTTGATGGAAAAAAATGGTGGAACAATTTAGAAAAAAATACTGCATTTATAATCCAATCAAATGATGCATTTCAATATCCTGAACACGTAAATTGTAATAAAGATTTAGAAGAATTTGATCGAATGTATTCTTGCGAAAAAACTTTATTTTTAAATGAAATGAAAACAGAAAATTATATTAGATTTATGAAAATTGGTTATCGTTAACTGTATTTTAAAAGCATTTCAACTTGAAAAGAATTATCTTGATTTGGATGATGGTTTAACCATTCGTTTACTTTTTTGTAACGTTTATTGTTTAAATAAAAATATTCGATATCGTCAGAAAGAATTCGGGCTGGTCCAGTTAAACGATGAATAATATATCCTTTTTTACACCATCCTTTTTCACCGGTTGATAAATCTTCAAACGCGGGGGTATTTTCATCAAATGATGAAATACCATAAAAATTAATTTCATAATAATTATCAGTTGTATATTTCTCACCATCAACGTAATAAACGTATCTCATTTATATTTTCCTACGCTTTCTCGCCAATTTGAAATATTATTTTGTTTATCAGAATTTACTTGTTGATTTATCATTTGTGTTATATCGCCATCATTTAAGCACATAAGCACGCCTAATTTTTTTTCGTATAAAACCAATTCATCAGGACTTAACCAATAAGGCATTTTAGTATTATTATCAAGCCAAATTAAATCACTGTTTGTTATGCGATGATCTTTTGAATAATTTACTTGATAACTTTCAAAAATACTTGAACATAAAATTCTTCCTTGTTCAGTTAATCTTTTACCTTTGTAATTTTCTGTTCCACGTAAATTACAAAATAACGTATTTAATTTGGTGCTTAAATCCCCAACTAGCATAAATTTTAAAGATGGTTTTTTAATGTCAATTTGTTGTTCTAATATTTCTAAAAATTTAATATGATTAAACATAAAAATATTTAAAGAAGAAGAATTACTTTTTTAGCATTTAGTACAAAGATAATTATACAATAATCCGCTAATTTGTTCAGCAGCAATTGGGTTTTGGCTATGAACAAAATAACCAAATTCAGGTAGAATAAATTTGCCATTGTTATCCAAATCTTTTACTACCAGCCATTTAGCAACATCAATACCATCACCATTGCTGCTATTGCCCAAATCATTGTCAAAACTGATAAATTTTGGACAACCTTTTTGTTCAATAATAGCAATAGCTTCTTGAAAAGTAGCCGCAAAAATCCATTCTTCATTAAAATACTTGTTAATCAAAAATTGATCTGAAATATTACAAAGATTGGGGATTTTATTTGGATGACGATAAGAGTTATTATGAACCAATTCATCATCAATAATCAAATTATACATTTTAATTCCTTTATTTTTTTAAAAACCATAAAACTCGTTCGGTTTCATTTAAACCAATTGCATCAAAATAAAGATCAGGATTTGGATGATCATTAATCCATTCTTTTATGGTTTCATATCTTTTTCCATTTAAATAAAAATCTTCTCTTCCATCAGAAGTAATTTCGGCAGGCCCATTTAATCGATATATTTGTTCATCTAAATGGCAATAAAATTTATAACCATTAGAAGTTTCGAATGCAGGCGTATTATCATCAGGTGATGATATTTTTTTCCAAAGACTATTACTGAATTTATCTTCAGTTGTGAATTTTTCACCATCAATGTAATAAATAAATCTCAAAATTATGATCCTAAAAAATATAAAATTTCATCAGCATAAGATTTAAATGTTAAAATTAATAAAATATTTTCATATAAACTTAATTCAAATCGACTTAATTTTATTTCAACATTAGTATATTTTAAAATATTATATAATTTTTCTTTTTTAATTGGGTCTAAATGTTCTATTAATGAATTTATAAAATCTATATCTGAAATTTTCTTTTCTAAATATAAATTTAAATTACTTGAATGAATAGATGCTGTTGCAAATGCAAGATTGAACTCTTGCATTTTAACTAAATTAAAACTTTGATCAATTACATATTTTTCCATTTTTTAAACCATTCTTCAGCTTTAATACGGCTATTAGTTGAACCACTAATATATTGACGAATTTCTTTATCCCAATCAATATTTTCTTGTTTTAATAGCCGACAAGCCATACCAAAAATTCCCTTATCAGAAATTTCTTGAGCTAAAGTTTTACGATCTTCCGTTTGTAAACGAGAAAAAACTTCTTTTACGTTTTTCATAATTTCTTTATATGCCGAAAATACAACAGTTTCAACTTCACGAATAATTTCTTTACGTTCTTCGTTTTGTAAAGATGCAATAGCATCATCCGAATGTCCAGCCAAAACTAAAGCAATAATGCGATTTAAATTATCAGTTTTTTCAACAGTAACATCGTGCATGGTTTCATACCAATTGGTTTTTGACTTAACTAATCGCCCATCGGCCAATAACGCAACAACACCTTCAAAATTCTTTTTATCAATATTAACCAAACTTTCAATAGTTGGGTATTGAGAAATAAAATTTTCAGGACCATCGTTTTCCCATGCAGTTAAAACACCAGTTGAATTATTGCGTAAAAATAATCCACGCAATTCAATTTTATCATATTCAACAACAACTCGATCAACACCAATCAATTCAAAAATACAAACGTTATCCAACTTAGATTGAGCAATGATATAATCTTTCAATTCAATATTTTGTTCAATTAATTGATTAGCTTTAACAGCTTGCGACGAATAAAAAGAATTTTTACTACGACAATAAACTTTATTATCGATTACAATTGCAGTAATCAACGAACCATCGAATTTTTCATAAACTCCAACAACTGGAATATTTTTCAAATCATTTAACATATATCCACGAGTTTGATTTAATGAGAAAAATTTAGGCAAGCTAAACCAACGTTGCCAATTATCTTCAATTTTAACAAAACAAAGGCTACGCATATCCCAAGCGTTGATATTAACAACATCTTGCTTTAAAGGGTTTTCAAAATCCATCAATCCAGCCAATCCATAATTGTAAATTTCAACTGGATAACCATCAACAGTTTCTTCAATACAAAAGAAACAAGCGTTATTTTCAACGATTGATTTGGCTTCAGCGCGTGTGATCATAATAATCTCCTTATTTGTATATTGATACTATCATACATTATAATTTTTGCAAGAATATATTTTTTAATAAATAAATACTTGACAAAAATTTTTTATATTGGTTTTATCAACGATACGGAGAAATAAAATGTCAGAATAGTTATTACTTAGTTAAAAAGATCATCCACCAAATGAAAATACGGAAAAAGGGAGAATTAATTCTCCCTTTTTTATTTCTTTAATAAATGTAAAACAACCGAAGTTTTTAATTTTTCGATATTTTTTCCTTCATCAAACATTAATAAAACCGATGTTTGATTTAAACGATATTCTTTTTGATTGTCTTCTCGTAACACAACCAATCTTTTTGCATCAAAATTAATAATTTTTCCTAATAAAAATTTTTCATTATAAACTGAAAATAAAACATAATTGCCAATTTCAACCTTGTTACCCATGTAATCTTGATAATAATCTAATTGCTTTTTTTCTTTTTTAACTGTTTTTTGTCTACTAGCTGTTTTTCTAATATGATAATTTAACATTAAATGTGTTGGATTGTAGCCAATGATTTTTCTACTTTCAATAAAATCCAAAAGTGTATCAACATTTTTCCAATTGTTTTTTACATCAAGTTGTCTAACTTGGAAATAATTACCAAAAACTTTACTGGAATTCTTTGAAACTCTTGTGGTTAAATTTAATCGAACTAAATGGATTTTATTATTTTCATCTATAAATTCAACTGTATCATGTGGGCAGCCATAAAAATAAAAATTATCAAAAATAACAAATTTACCTTTTATACTAATAGTATTCATTTTATTCCTTTAAAATATTATTAACTTTTTTTCTATTAATCGATTGTCTAAAAATTTAGTTTGCTTTTTATCTTTTGGATCAACGAACATTTTGCACATATAATTTGCCCATCCAGATAAATTGTAAATCTCTTGAACGTGTAATTGACGATACTTATTCCATATTGTTCTCATTGTTTCAGCAGGATTATCATTACTAACTACCACAGCATGATAATGAAATACAATATTATTTTCAAACCAATTTGAAACATTTTTTCTTTTAAAAACAATCTCAGGAACCCAAATACCAGTTAATAAATTATCAGCATGATATTTTTTTATATTTTCTAATTCACTATTGTTTGGGTCTAATAAAGTTACTGCCCATAATCTCTGATTACTCATTGAAAATCGATTTACTATTTGATTGCTCATTGAACTTCGTTTTTCTTTACCACAATACTCACAAAACTCATTGTTACATAAACTATGCCTACGACTTTCTAAACAACGTAATAATCTTACGCTTGGATTTATTGTGTAATTTCTATTAAAAATTTTCTTTTTCATAAATATTAAAAATACCTTTAAGGATAACAAAATGATTAGCATTACCAGATTAATTGATAAGTGCGTTGCTGAATTGAAAAGCTATGATAGCGCAAAATATACTAAATTAGCTAAAAATTTATTAAAAATTTCTGAATTATCCAAAGAGTTGGATGAGCTAAAAGAAATTACAAAACAAGAAACAAAAGAACTTGTAGCCGATCTTTTCGATGAAGCAGAAGATATAACAAAAACTAGAATAGTTAAAACAGTTTCTTTTACTTTTACATTAAGTAAAAATCCAGCACCAAGAAATACCGTAGCTTATGCTAAAGTATTAGATGAATTAACTGAACATTTAACTCCTGAATTATTAACAAAATTAACTGAAATAAAAGAAAAATACACCAGTACGACAATTGTATCGCCAAGTTTAAAAGTTAAACCTATCGAAGAATCTATAATTCCAAATTGGATTAAACAATTATTCTTATGGATTAAAAGTTTAAAAACTTGGGGATTAAATTATGATCGAAAATTAAATCTACTTGTAAAATTATCTAAAAATCAAAATTTAATTTAAAAATTTTCTTGTTGATCAATCCAATAAAATGATGTAATAAAGAAAAATGACTATTATTTATTATATCGATGGAAAAAAATTTACAACTAATGAAAAATTTTATGTTCCGTATGCTTTTATATCTTCACCAAATGAAGAAATTCCAGCATTTGAAAATTTATCAAATAAAAATAATAAATTATTTTTAAAAAAACTTTGGTGTAAAAAATCACACATATGGCATCGATTAACTGGACCAGCAAGAATTCTTTCTGATGGAAGAGAAGAATTTTGGTTAAATGGAAAATATTATAAAACCATAAAAGAATGGATTAATGATCATCCAAACCCCGATCTTTATTTTCATAATATTGGCGTTTTTACAGAAACCGATAAAGTCTTATGGTTTTTACAAAATTAGTTTTAAAGCGATTTAAAGCCGATTAAATTTAATTAACTAACCCAAATACCTAAATCAATCTAAAACCTCTGTAATGTGCCTCTAATCGCCTTTAAACCGCTATTTGAAAGAAAGATAAATGACTTATATTTATTATATTGATAATGAAAAATTTACCACTGATAACTATTTTGATATTCCTCGGTATCATGTTTCATCACCCGATGAAAATACACCCGCTTTACAAGATTTAAATTCTGAACATAAAGTTTGGTGCGAAAAAGGAAGAATTTTACATCGATTAACTGGACCTGCAAGAATTTATTCTGATAGAAGTTATTCTTTTTGGTTAAATGATAAAAATTATTTTAATAATATTCATGATTGGTTAAAAGATCATCCAAAACAAGACAATGCCTTTCAAGTTGAAATGTTACTAAAATACATATAAAGTTATTTGTCACTTGAAAAATTACTAACAAATTAAAACTCCTGTATTATTAGAAAGCAATATAAATGTTCATTTATTATGTTAATAGAAAAAAATATACAACTGATGACGAAGAAGATATTCCTTGGCATAAAGTTTCTTCACCAAATGAAAATAAACCGGCAGTTGAATATATATTAACTGGTTATAAAGTTTGGTGTAAAAAACGCTATTTTCGCCATCGTTTAACGGGTCCAGCAATTATTTGGCCTGATGGTTATCTGGAATATTGGTTAAACTGGAAAAAATATAAAAACATTCATGATTGGTTGAAAGATCACCCAAATCAAACAAATACCTTTCAGGTAGAAATGTTGTTAAAATACACATAATTTGATCTATCTAATAAATTTTCTATTCATGGAGAGCCGCAGAAAATATAGAGATTTTAAATGAGTTCCTATAACTGCAACTTAACAAAAATCTTAAAATAAATTGATAAAACTCCTAACAAAAAACATCTTGACCTTAACCAAAATTATGCTAAAGTGATTTTGTTGAAACGATAAACAAGGTAAAAAACAAATGATTAAACTTTTTGAATTGATCGTTGTAACTTTTGCCTTTATGATTTTAATTTATGGATTACTCATGGAGGTTCCAATGTAAAAAAATTAGATTATAATTTTTAGAACTTAATAAATGAGATTAGAGGTTTCGAGGGGCAACCTATTTTAAATGCTCCTTTTCCTAAAAAGGAAAATAAATGTCAAAACGTCTTAACACTTATCTTAACAACCTTAAAAAGCATAATATTCCAAGTAAAATTCATGTAAATGGCGTAAATCATCTAAACGCAATTATGACAGTTGATTTTTATCAACCTTTTATGATGGTTGGTCTTAGCGATAACGAATTCAATAAAATTCTTGAATTTGTGCGCGAAGCAACACAAGAAATTCTTGGTAAGAATATTAAGCGTAATAATGTTATTGTTGAATGGGATGCGCGTGAAGGTATTGTTTATTCACGGTATCGTCAATAATTGAATTATAAGAGGGATGGATCGTCTATCCCTCTTGTTTTTTTAATAAAGGAAATTAAAATGTCAGATACATTAGCAACTATTGTTTATGGTATTAATTTAAACCATGAAAAATTTTCCGAATTTACACAAAAATATGACTATTTACTAAAGAGTTATACTTGTAATGATTTAGATCAATTTTGGATTGGTGTTGAATTAACTAATTTACATGCAGGTAAAATTGTTTCTTTATTTAAATTGAAATTAACGCCTTCAGAAGAAGATAAATTAAAATTAGATAAACAACTTGAACAAATTTCAAATTATGTTGAAGTAGATAAAGAATTTAAAAAACTAATTGGAAAAGAAAAACCAGATATTTTTATTGTTTGGTCGTCTTGATAAAAATAAAGGATATTTAAACTGTATTCTCAAGCAACAATTGTTTATGGTATTAATTTAAATACTCCAAACTTTAATAAATTTAATATTGAAAATAATTATTATGATAATTATGAAGGTTTGATAGAAAACTATTATTGTGAAAATGCTGAAATTGAAGATCAATTTTTTATTGGTGTTATATTGTTTGAATTAATTGAAGGCGATATTGAACCCATTTCACCATTAAATATTACTCCTACTGATAATCATAAAATAGAATTTGAAAATAAATTAAATGAAATTTTAAATAATAATGATATTGACGAAGAATTTAAAAAAAAATTACAAACTATTGAACCAGAAATTTTTGTAGTTTGGGCAACATCATAAATTAAAAATATAATTTATACTTAAAATAATAAGGGGGAAAGTTAACTTTCCCCCTTAAATATTTATATGCCTAAACTTTCTCTTTGGAATAGTGGTCGCAAAGCCAATGACCATAATTTTATTAATAAACATAATCGAGAATATTTCTTTATTAGCGGAACTTGTGTTTACTTAGCAAAATATTTGGGTCCACATGCACAAGGCGGAATGTTGGGCGATGAAAAAGATGCAACTATTACTGATAATCCAAATCCCGATGAAACAACAATTCAAGATATTTTATTTTTAGAAAATAGAGATAGAAAGTATTCACAAGAAACATATGAATTACGCGCATGTTATAATGTTCAAGACAATGAATTTGATTTACGCGCTCAAGGATTATTTTTAACAAATGATAGTTTGTTTTTAGAATTTCATACTGACAGCGTGGTTGATAGTATTGGTAGAAAAATTATGCCAGGAGATGTATTAGAATTACCACATTTACGTGATGATTTATTATTAGATAAAAATGATCCTGCTATTAATAAATGGTATGTTGTAAAAGATGTTAATCGAGCTGCTGGTGGATTTGGAAGCACTTGGCGTTCTTATGTAATACGTGTAAAAGTTGAACCTATGACAGTTTCACAAGAATTTAAAGATATTTTACAAAGAGAAATTGTAGATGCAGATTTTAACCCAACTGGTTTTACATTAGAAGAAATTTTAGGAAATGGAAAAGCCATTGATAAAATTAATACTGATTTAACAAAACAAGCAAATGAAGATGTAAATGGTAGATATTTTGATACCCGTCAATTTTGGTTTGTTCCAGGGGCAGATGAATCTTATCCTTGGATATTTTGTGGCGATGGTATTCCACCAAATGGTGCAACATTATTAGGAAGTGGTACAAGTTGGCCTTTTAATCCTACAAATGGTGATTATTTTTTTAGAACTGATTATCAGCCACCAAAAGGAGTTTTATTTCAATTCAAAGACGGTGTTTGGCGACCACAAGAAGTTGATCATCGTGGCAAAGAATGGAAAATTGCTAATCAAATAAGAGATAGTTTTATAAATAACGATGAAATTGAAACCGCACCTGATGGTACAAAATTTGAACAAAAAGTTGCTTTAAACAATGCAATTAAACCGCGAGCTAATTTTTAAATTGAGGAACAAAACATGAACATAAGCGAAAATGGTATTAATTTAATTAAAAAATGGGAAGGCTTTAAAAGCAAAGCTTATCAAGATTCTGTTGGAATTTGGACGGTTGGTTATGGTTCAACAGGCGCAAATATTGGACCTAATTCTAAAATAACAGAAAGTGAAGCTATTGATATGTTAAAAATTCATATTCAAGGTGTAGAAACTGCAATTCGTTCAAGAGTAAAAGTTACTATTACTCAAAATCAGTTTGATGCACTTTGTTCATTTTTATATAATATTGGTACTGGAAAATTTAATGAAAATTCTTGTACTTTATTGCGTTTATTAAATCAAGGAAATTATCGTGGGGCAGCAGAAGAATTTCCTAAATGGAATCGTGCTGGTGGAAAAATTTTACAAGGGTTAACAAATCGTCGTTTAGATGAACGCGAATTATTTTTAAAGGTTTCATAATGAATAAATTATTAAAAGAATATTTAGATTTTATAAAAGAAGCCCCAATTGAAGATATTTCGCATGTCGGAAATGTTTCAACAGCAACTAATTTTACTCCTGGTGAAATTAAAATGTTGCAAACAGAAAAATATCAAAAACGAATAAAAGATGCATTTAAAAATACACCTTTTGTTTTTGACATAGTTTTTCTTTATCATGATAATTTTGATGCTAGTTCTAAAAAAGATAATGCGGATATAGGAGATTTTATTCCAGATAAAAAATTCACTAAAAGTGTTAACTTTAATAAAAATAAAATAAACGGTAAACCGGGAGTTATTACGTTTGTTTCATTGGGAAATTTATCACCCAATGACCGATTACCAATGACTCCTTGGATATTAGCGCATAAAATTGGTCATTCTATTGTTGACGATGTATATGATATTAATTCTTTTACTGATAAAGTTATGTCATGTATTAATACGATTTTAAAAAGTAAAAACACGATATTTTATAAAGATAATAGTTTTGATGATTTATTTTCTTTTCGTTCTTGGAAAAAAGATAAATTCTCATTAAGAAATACAGGTGAATTAGGCATAGAATTAATTGCGCTTTATTTAATTAAAGGTGAAATTAAAGCAAATACAGATAATGAGATAATTTTAAAAAACGTAAAAGAAATGAATGATTTATTATTTAAAAAATTTAATTCTTTAAAAGGCAAAGTTCTAAATGAAGTTTAATATGGAAATAATATAATGGAAAAAAAATACGATTACTTTTATTCAGGCCAAATTCGCCGTTTTTTAAATCAAATTTGTAAAGGATTTTCTGGATTAGTTTATGAAACTGGATATCGAGAAGGAATTAAAGAACAACCTTTAATTCCTTGTTATTTGGCTACTAAAGATCGTCAAGTTGCACATATTTTAAGAAAAAATAGTGAAAATGTTGTATTAACAATTCCTCAAATTACCGTTGAAGTTCAAGATGTAAAGCCAATTCGTGCCAATACTCAAGTTCCTTCTTTAATTAAACAAGATGATGTTAGTGAACGTTTGATTGATAAAACAACTGGAACGTATTCAACTGAACAAGGATTAAGTTATAGTGTTTTAAAACCAATGGCGCATCCATTAAATCTTACTTTTACAATTAATATTTGGACAAGCAATGAATTACAAAAACATCAAATTTTTGAACAAATTTATTCTTTGTTTAATGTTGGATTTGATATACAAAATTCCGATAATCCTTTAGATTGGACTGCTTTAACTTTAGCAACTTTGCAAGATATAAATTGGAGTTCAAGAACTTTTCCTTTAGGAACAGCCGATGAAATTGATATTTTAACGTTAACCTTTTTATTACCAATGTGGATTCAGCCACCAGTTAAAAAACTCAATCAACAAATTGTTCATCAAGTTAATAATAATATAAATCAAGCAAGTGAAATAAATCATAATCCAAGTGATCCTGATATGAATTTTGACATGGATGAAATTATTGGTTCACAAGAAATGTATCAACAGTTTGTAAGTCCTGGTATGCACAGAATTTCTGTTGAAGGAAATGAATTAAAACTATTAGGGCCAACTGGTTTAGATAAAGATGAAAATGGTAATATTTATGAATGGGAAAAATTAATTGCTTTTTATGGAAATATTCAGCCACCATATAGTAATATTAGAATTAAAACAACTTCTGATGTTAATATTTGGGATAGTGATATAATTGGTATAATTGATTATCATCCAAATGAAAAAAATAAATTATTATGGGTTCCAAGATTAGCTACTTTGCCAGATAACACATTACAAAATATTACTGCAATTATTGATCCATTAAAAACATTTCCAGGCGATGGAAAATTTAATTTTTCTTCTGGTGATCGATTTATGATATTAGAAGATATTTCAGAAAATGCAATTTGGGGATTTAAAGCCAATACAAATGATATTATAGAATTTAATGGCACCAATTGGATTGTTAGTTTTGATAGTAAAAATGAATATAGAATTCAATATGTTACAAATCTTTATGACAATAAACAATTAAAATTTACTGGTAAAGAATGGGTGTATGCAATAGATGGAATTTATGATGTTGGTTTTTGGAGAATTAGAATATGAGTAATTTACGGCATTTTGGTTTACCTCATCCACCCAATCACCCTTTTTTAAATAAGAAAAAATTTACTATTGATTATCGTGGTTTAATTTTACATTATAATAATGAAGAATATTGTTTTTATAAGAAAAATAAATTAATATTAAAAATGAAATTTAAGTATAATAAATTAATTGTTTACGAAAATGATTTAAGTTTTAATCTTTGTTTTTATCAAGCATATGTAATTTATGTTAGATTATTTTACCAATTTAAAAAAACAATTTTAAATAAAAACGAAATAATGAGAATTTATCCCCATTATAAAATAAATACCAATTATATTATCAAAAATAATAAGATTAATATAAAAGCGAAATTTACAAGAGAATATTCTAAATTTTTCGGACCAAATATGCATATTTTTCTTATTATTAATTAGTTATTGAGGGTATTAAATTGAGTAATCTAAAAAATTTTAAAATTCCAGAAAATAAAAATTCTTTTTTAAATAAGAAAAAATTTGATGTACCTTATAAAAAGTTAACTTTATATTATGAAAATGAAGAATACTGTTTTTATAAAAAAGATAAACTAATATTAAAAATGAAATTTAAGTATAATAAATTAATTATTTATGAAAATGATTTAAGTTTTAATAGTTGTTTCTATCAAGCGTATATTATATATTTTCGATTATTTTATCAATTTAAAAAGGCAATTTTAAATAAAAATGAAATAATGAGAATATTTCCATATTATAAAATTAATAATAATTTAACTTTTTTCATTAATAAAGAAAACATTATATTAAAACCAAAATATAATTTATATTATAGTAGTTTTATAAGACCGGATACAAATATTTTTAGATTTATGGAGCGAAATAAATGAGAGAAATAAAACAATGGGTTTTTTTAAAAGAATATTATATGTTTATTTTTGACGGTGGCTTACCAAATGAATATGTAAAACAAAATCTCAATTTTATTCAAAAAGTAAAAATTAATAACAAAAATTATGAACTTTATGAATTCACCGACCCATCATTGAATCATACATATATTTTATTTGATGGTGACGATATGATTGCTGGTTTTGAATTTGATTATACCACGCCGGGATTAGCTCAAGTAAGAAACGTCCACGTCGATCCAAATTATCGAAAAAATGGAATTGGTAGTTTCTTTTACGATTATTTAATCAGTAAAAATTGGATGTTGTATAATGATTACAGTTTAACAATTGAATCAGAACGTATATGGAAAAAATTAATTACTAAATATCCTGCGAAAATTTTTGACAAGAAAACTATGGCAGTTTATGATTTTAATCAAATAGGCACTAAAGGATTAGATGGTTCTATAATAACATTGCCTGAAAAAGATATTAGTCACGATAAAATCCAAAGATGGTTTTATGTTGTAGGAAAAAAATTACCTTAGAAAGAAATAAAAAATGAAATACGAATTTACAACCGAACAAAAAGAAAATATGTTTACAATAGATATTGGAAGACCCTCATTTTATGAAAAAGAACATTTTTTATGGTGGCAAAATATTTGCAATTTTATAGAAAATACTGATATAAAAATACAAGTAAATTCCGCATATGAAAGCGTTAAACAAATGGCATTTAATAATACGCCATATCTAGGCGGCGGTTTTTCTTTTTGTTTTTGGTTTTTAACTAAAGAAGATAGAAAACAATTTATTAACACTATTAATAAAGATTTTAAAGTTAATTATCTGCACGATATAAGAAATATTCGCTTTGTTGTAAATCAAGATAAAACAGTATATTTAATAATAGATAAAAAATATCTAGCAAAAACAAATGAATTGTATAAAGATTTGCAAATTGACCTTATTTGTGAAGATACTTATCAAATTGTTGCTCCCTTAGAAGATTTATATAAATTAAAATATAATTTACATGACTATTCATTAGATTTAGAATAAAATTTTTTAGAAAGAAATAAAATGCAGTGGAATCAAAACTTAAAATACTTTCATCATCCTTCAATCGAAATTAAACCAGAAAAAATATTGATTTTTGGTTTGCCTGGAAGTGGAAAAACAACATTATCAAATGAATTACAAAAACATCTTAATATTATTTCATTTAATGGTGATGAATTAAGAGAAAATGTTAATAAAGATTTAAAATTTTCTTTAGAAGATCGTTTTGAACAAGCTAAACGAATGAGTTTTTTAGCTGATAAAGTTAATCAATCAGGCAATCATGTTGTTTGTGATTTTGTTTGCCCGTTAATTGAAACAAGAAATTTATTTAACCCAACTATTTCTGTTTGGGCAAATAGAAAACCAACCAGAAATTTTACAGATACAACTAAAATTTGGGAAAATCCTAAAAAAGTTGATTTAATTACCGATGATACTTTTGATGCAAACGTTTGGTCAAAAGAAATTTTAGATTTAATTGAAAGTAACCAAATTAAACAATCAAAATTCGATTTTAAAGCCCCTACAGTAGCTTTACCAGGGCGTTACCAAGGATTTCACGAAGCACATAAGAGCATAGCTGTAGAGGCGTTTAATCGCGGTTTACAGGTTATTTTCTTAGTAAGAGATACGTATCAAACAACAGAAAAAGACCCGATTAGATTTGAAGATGTAGCAAAACGAATGCACCAATTTATGGAATCATATGCAGGTAAGTATGGTATTTTACAAATTCCCAATATGACAAATTTATTTTATGGCAGAGATGTTGGATACAAAATAGAACAAATTAATTTATCACCAGAATTACAAGCAATTTCTGGAACTTTAACTAGAAAAATGGAAAATTTATGTTAATTTTTACTTAATAAATATAAAACGTATTCAGTATCATTTAATTCAATATATGGTAGAAAAAAATAAGGTCTAGATGTAAGATTAAAACTATGTATTTTTATCCTATGTTTGTAATTAAGTAAATAATGAGTATTTTGATCAATTAAACAATCTTCTATTTGATTTAATTTTGACTTTTCGTCTTTCTTTTGATTGGTCCACGCAAAATTTAAATCATTATAATCATAAATACCGTTTTTAATTATAAAATTTTTATAATCATTACCAGTAAAAAGAATAATATCACTATTAAGAATATCATCAATATCTAAAAAATATATATTTGGATTATTAAATAAATATTCTAATTTATATTTTTTGATTATTTTTTCAATCAGCATTTGTTTTTTCTCCATTTAATTTTGTAACATAAATAGAGTTGCATCGGTATTTGATATTTTCATAATAGGAATATAATCGGTAAACCAATAATATTCATTATCATTATTATCTTTAATGAAATATTTGGTTTCATCTTCATTTTCAATGATAAACCAAAAACTGCTTACAAAACAATAATCATCTTTAAAAACAATTATAGAATCACCTGGATTAATTCTATTACCAATTACATCAACAAAAGACTTAAAATAATTTTCTAATTTAATATTTTCTAGTTCTTCAAAAGTTGAAAAAGAAATACCATTAGTAAATTCTATTTTAACATTATCAATTTTTTCTAAATCAGTTGATCTAAACTCTTTATAATTTTGGATTAAATAAGGTTTATTATTAAGAGTTTTTAAATTTTTAATTTTAAAAAATTTAGTATTATGTGTTTCATCAATAATTAATGATACATCAAAACATTCAATTAATTTGTTTAAAGCTTGATTGTTATTAACAATATTTTCTAATCTTTTATAATATTCTTCTACAAAACAAATAGTTTTAATAGTAAAACCGTCTATGTCATATTCTTTTAAAACTAATAAATTATTTAATTCTGTCATTTAATTATTCCTGTTCTAATAACCATAAAACGTATTCAGTATCATTTAATTCAATATATGATGTTTTAATAAATTAAATTTATTAATTAATATTAAATGTATTATATTTAATTTTGTTAAATATATTTATGAAAGCAAAAGAAGTATTAAAAATTTTACGTATTCATAGAGTTACATTATCAAATTATGTCAAACAAAACAAGATAAAAATTAAACAATTACCGAATAAACTTTATGATTATGATGAAAATGACGTTTATGCTTTATTAGGGCAAACAAATAAACGTGGTTCGGTGATTTATGCGCGAGTTAGTACACAAAAACAAAAGAAAGATTTAGAAAACCAACTAAATGCATTAAGAAATTTTGCAATAAATTCAGGTATTCAAATAAAACAAGAAATATCCGATATTGAAAGTGGTATGACAATTGATCGTAAAGGACTTAATGAATTAATAAATCAAGTTATTAATTATGAAGTAGATAAAGTTATAATTAGTTATAAAGATCGTTTGGCAAGATTAAATTTCAAAACATTAGAAGAATTATTTAAAAATTTTGGTACTAAAATTATTATTGTAAATAATTCTGAAAATTCACAAACACTCGAACAAGAATTATTAAATGAAATTATATCGATTTTACATACTTTTTCGATGAAAGTTTATAGTCAAAGAAGAAAGAAAAAATTAGAATTAGTTAAAAAAGATTTGGAACTTGAAAATGCAATTAACTTATGATTTCATTTATAAAGACAAAAATAATTTAATTTTTAATTGGTTGAAAGCAAATACCAATCTTTGGAACGAGGCTGTGGCTTTTTCTAATAATTTCTTTATAATTAATAAAAAATATCCAAGTTATAATGATCTTTATGAACATTTTAAAAATTCTATATTTTATAAAAATTCAATAAAAGCACAAGCTGCTCAACAAACATTAAAATTAGTTGAAAAATCATTTAAAAGTTATAAACAATTAAATTGGTTGTATAATAATTCAAATTTATTAAAAGGAAAACCCAATCCACCACAAATTACAAATAAATTAATGACATTAACTTTTACTAATCAATGTTCTACGATAAAAAACAATGAAATTTATTTCACAAAAGATGACATTATTAAAATACCACAAATTTTTAATAACAAATTTAATCAAATTAAAATAAAACATATTACTAAAAACATTTATAAAATTATTATTGTTTATGAGGCTAATATAACTAATCCAATTTTAAATCCAACTAATTTATGTTCAATTGATTTAGGAGTTAATAAATTAGTTACATTGGTTTCTAATACAAATAATAATCCAAGACTTTATTCTGGTAAAATTATAAAAAGTTTTTCACATTTTTATTCCAAACAAATAAAAAATAAGAAAAACAAAAAGAAATTTTCTATGAAAAAAACTGCTAAAATAAATGATTATATTCATAAAGTTTCTCGTGATATAATTAATCATTGCATAACAAATAAAATAGCAACTATTGTTATTGGGTATAATGATGATTGGCAGAACCAATCACGTATGGGTAAGAAAAACAATTTCTTTTTTTGCTCTATGCCTTATAAACAATTAATTGATAAAATAAAATACAAAGCTGATTTAGCTGGCATTAAAATAGAATTAATCGAAGAAAGTTACACATCAAAATGTGATTATTTAGCAAATGAATTAATACAAAAACATGATATTTATTTGGGCCAACGAATAAAAACTGGTTTATTTCAAAGTTCATTAGGTAAAGTAATTAATGCAGATGTTAATTCAGCAGCAAATATAATGAAAAAATTTGTAATCAGAAATGGATTGAAAGTAAATTTACCTGATATTCGATCTGATAAAGGTTGTTTGTTTCAGCCCATTAAAGTAAATGTTTTAAAACATTTATCTTAATAAAAAAATTTAATAATTATGAATAATATTATTATTTTTTATAACATGGAAAATATCTATCAGAAGAAGGTATTTTATAAATTTTTATTTTATCTTTATATTTCAATATATTATCAGCGTTATCTTGTCTAATTATAGATAAAACATGATTTAAAGCCAGTTTGAATGATGTAAAATTATTCCAAGTCCAATGCAAATCATTTAAATTTAAATTATAATATTTTTCTGCTACATTTTTATAATTAATTGCTGGATACATTTCAACTATGCCACTAGATATATTAACATCCAAAATAAAAATGTTTTTATTTTCAAATATTTCTTGTAAATTGTATTTTTCAATTATGTTATTAAAATCCATTTTTTAATTCCTTAATAAATGTAATGTAACTTGTGTATTATCTAATAGAATAACTCGTAAATCAGGATTATAAATAAATTGAAAATCATTATTATCATGACTTAAAAATATATAAGAATTAAATGTTGAATAATGAAACCATTTATTACTTAAAATATTACATTTTTTAGGACCACGTAATGGATGATTGTCTTCACCACAAACCAATACATGATCATTATTTGTAACATTATTACCTAATACGTCTTTAATATTGGGATTTATGTCTAAATTATATTCTTGTAAATCTGCTAAAGTTGTAAAATGAGAATCCATAACGTAAACATTATTTTTAAGAGAAAAAGTTAATTTTAAATCTCCCATTTTTTGTGTGTTTACAACAGTATGATCAATATTGATTTTATTCTCATTATATGATAAAATATTAAAGTTATTACCGTATGATGAAAAATATAATTTGATATTAAAATATTGACTATATTTATTTTGAATATTATCATATATTTTTAGAATTTCATCTTTAATATTGTTAGGCAAATAAACAGTATTATTTTCTTTAATCATTAAATCAATTAAATTCATTAATAAATTCCTTTCTTAAATAATTCTATGAGTAAAACTTTTTGTATATTACCTTGGATACATCTTTCAACCCGACCAAATGGAGAAATGCGTGTTTGTTGTACAGCTAACGCATCAGGTGCAAATATCCAAGCACCAGAAAGCGGTATAGGAGTTTTAAGAACCGATCAAGGTTTACCTGCGAACTTTCATACTACCACGTTAAATGAAGCCGTCAACAATGAATATATGAAAAATATTAGAAAAAAAATGTTAAATGATGAAATACCAGCTTCGTGTACAAAATGTTTTGTTGAAGAAAATAATTCTCATATAAGTAAAAGAATTTGGGAAACAAAAAAATGGGAAAAAATTGTTGACGTTAAAGAATTAATTGAAAATACCAAAGAAGATGGTTCAATCATTCCAAATTTAAAATATATTGATTTTCGTATGGGAAATAATTGTAATTTAGCTTGTGTTATGTGTTCACCACATGATTCTACTGGTTGGATTTCTGATTGGAAAAAAATCTTTCCTCAAATTGAAAATCCTGAATTAAAAAAACATCGTGATTGGAACGAAAAAGGCCAAACACATGGATCAAGTTATAATTGGTTTAAAAATGAAAAATTTTGGCATGAATTTTTCAATCAATTACCAAACATTTTACAACTTTATTTTGCTGGTGGTGAACCATTAATTATGCCACATCATGAAAGATTAATTAAAGAAATATCCGAAACAGAATTTGCTAAAAATATTGAATTACGATATAATTCAAATATTACTGTTATTCCTGATTGGTTGTTTTCTGTTTGGAGTAAATTTAAAAAAGTAATTTTTCATGCAAGTGTTGATGATATTTTTGAAAGAAATGACTATATTCGTTTTCCAAGTAAATTTGAAAATATAGTAAAAAATTTACATGTATTAGATAATTCTCCAAATAATGTAGAAGTTACAATTGCTTGTGCAGTTCAATTATTGAATATTTGGTCTTTGCCTGATTTTATAATTTGGAAAGCTAATCAAAATTTTAAAAAAATAAATTCATGGCCCAATTCGGCTGGTATGATTAATACTCATTTTGTTTATCATCCGCCCCAATTAGATGTAAGAGTTTTACCAAAAGAAATAAAACAATTATTGACTGAGAAATACAAAAAAGATATAGTAGAAATTGAGAAATTACATAAATTAATTGCACCTAATATAGATTATGAAACTTGGCGCAATAATTCACATGGAATTGTTCGATTAGAAGGTATTTTAAAACATTGTTTAAGTGAAGATATTAATCGATTTGAGCAAACAAAAGAATGGTTAAATTTATTGGATAAAACAAGAAATACTGATTATCAAGAAATTTTTAAAGAATTAAAAGGATTTTAAACAATAATTAATGACAGATTTCTATACAATAGTTGAAACTTATTATCATATGATGAATTTTTATTCACATAGATTACATACACAAATTAAACCAAAATATGAAATGAAAAATGAAGATGAATATCTTAAAATTTTAGTAACTGAACAAATTTTAAACAAAATAAAAAATAATAAATTTATTGATTTGGAAAATATTTTTCTTGAGATTGTTTTTCAAAATAATAAAATAATAAAAGAATATTTTTATTTAAAATTTACAAACAAAACAGAAGAAATTTTATTTTTATTACAGGAATAATATGAGCAATTTATCAAATGAACTTAATGAATTATTAATCGACATTTATGTTTTAGTTAATAAAAATATTATAAAAGAAAAACTAATTGATTGTGGTGATAATATTTTACATATCGTAAATGTAAAAGAAATAGGAAAAATATCAGAATTGTCTCGTAATTTCAATGTTGATATTTATTTATGGTTTGAAGATGAAAATATTAATTGTAAATTAAAATTTAAAAATTCAACTGATTTAGTATTATGGGAATTACAAAATGATTAATATCAGAAAATTTAATGAAATATTAAACAAATATAACAGTTCATTAAAAAATACAAATATTGATTATATTAAATTTTTACTTGCAAATTTAATTTATCATGATTTTGAAATTTATGTTTATGGGCATAATAATAGTAATGTTAATCATATTGAAATTGAAAGCGACCAAATTACTATCTTTATAGATTTTTATTCCGATAATATAATAGTTGAATCTTTGGGGATTGAGAAAATTGATTATTCTCTTAATAGCTTTAAAGAATTACAAATTGATGAAATAATAAAATTTTTAAAACAAAAAGGAGAGAATTAACTCTCTCCTTTAATTTTGTAAAAACCATAAAACTCGTTCGGTTTCATTCAAACCAATTGCATCAAAATAAAGATCAGGATTTGGATGATTTTTAATCCATTCTTTTATTATTGAGTAATATATTCCATCTAACCAAAATTGTTCTTGACCATCAAAATAAATTTTTGCAGGACCAGTTAATCGATGCAATGTATATTCTTTATTACACCAAGATTTAAAACCAATTAATAAATCCTCAAAAGCGGGAGTTTGTTCATCAGGAGATGAAATATATTCCCAAGGAATTTCGTTATAATTATTCGTATTTTTTGTAAATTTTTCACCATTTACATAATAAATAAACATTATTTTAAAACCGTTAAATTGTTTTCTCGATCTAAAAATCTATATTCAACTTTTACAGGATTAAATTGTTCTAAATGTTTTAACATTTCTTCAGGTTTAACTTCACTACACGAATATAAATCCCATTGTAGCAATGCTGGGCTTTCTGCATCCCAAATATGAACAGCACAATGAGAAGTTTCTAAAACAGCAACACCAGTAATGCCTTCATTACCTTCTAAATTACAACGATAAGAAATTGGATTAGATTGTAATCCAACGGCTAATTGCATTCCTAAATCGTGAATAATATTAATCAACCAAGCTTCAGTTTCTTGAGTTGTTTTTGGGGGATTTAATACTTCGGCTCTTACTATCAGATGTTGATGCTGTAACATTAATTTATCCTTTTTTAATAAATGTTAACGTATTTATATTATTCATAATAAATTGTTGAAAACCCTTCTTGTTTACGAACAATAATTCGGTTTGTTACCCTACCAACTAAATCTTCTTTATGCGAAATTAAAAAGATATTTTTTCCATTTTCTCTGTGCATTTGATTTAAAATTTGTAGTGCTGATTCTGCTCCTTGCTGATCCATCCCATTATCTAAAATTTCATCACAAAATAATAAATTAATCGGCTGATTTAAACTTTCCCAAACATCACGAAAACTCCAAGCTAAAGATAAATTAACTCGATTTTGTTCACCACGACTTAATTGGGAATAATCATAATCATGCCCATATAAGGTTATTTCTAATGATAAATCATTTTGAAATTCTACGCAATGGGGCAATAACAATTTTTCTGTATAAAATTGTAATCGATGATTTAAATAAGAAATATTTTGATCAATAATTTTTTTTCTAATAAAAGAATCTTTTTGCGTTAACATTTTAAAAATTAAATCTTGATGTTTTAATAAAACTTGTGCTGAATTTAAAGAACTTTCATCAATTGTCATAAGAGCTTGATTTTGCAATCTTTCAATCTGTTCAATATGAGGATTGATCAATTTAACATGTTCTTCTAAACTATTAACGATATTAGCAAATTCATTTTTATGATCTTCTGCTTGTTTGATTGTTTGATAAATAACAAGTTTTATATCAATAGTTTTTTGAATAGTTTCCAATTCATCAACTTCATTTAATAATTTACTCATTGAGTTTTCAATTTCTTCAATTGATTTTTTTAATTGTAAAATATTTTGATCGTTTTCGGAAACTAAAAGATTATTATCTTCTAAGTGTTGTGAACAAAGAGGACAAACATGAGATTTTAAAATAGAGTTTTTATTTTCTAATTCTTCAATTTCATTTATTACACGATGATTATCATTGTCTAATTTCATTAATTGTTTTGTTAATTTTTCTTTTTCATTTTCAATTTCATTAAACACTAATAAATTTTCATGATTTTTTAATTCTTCTTCGATATTAATTTTTTCTAAAAACTCAATGCGATCACAATAAAATTTTGTTTTTTCTAAATGAGTTTTTTCCCATCGCTCGCTGTCAGAAATTCCTTGTGAAATTAATTGCTGAACACGATTATTATTATCGCGTAAAGTTTTTAATTCATACTCTTGTTCTTTGATTATATCTTTTGTATCTTTAATTAAGTCTTTTAATTTTTCTGCTTTTTGTGTAATTACATTCATAGAAAGTAATTCTTCAACTAAGTTTCTTTGATCCATTGCGCGCATACTTGGGAATGGCTCAACAAATGTACTCATTAAAACAATTTGCTTGAATAATTCATAACTCATACCAATTGTTTTAACAATTTCTTCTTGTGTTTGGCGTGAATCCCCTTGAGATTCATCGTCTGCTTGTTGTTCAATTTGATTTATATAATATTTTAAAACAGCGGGTTTTCTTCCACGACAAATTTTATATTCAACATTCCCAACTTGAAAATGCAATTCAACAATCATATTCTTTTTATTAGTTAAATTTACAAAATTATCTTTTTTAACTTGACCAATTCCTTGACCAAAAAGAGCAAAAGAAATAGCATTTAAAATAGTTGATTTACCTGTGCCGTTTCTTGAATTACCATCAATGTTGTCTAAATTTTCACCTAAAATTAATGTTAATCCAGTTGAACGCAAATCAACTTCTTGAGGAACATTTCCCATAGAGAAAAAATTCTGTATAATAACTTTTTTAAAAATCATAATTCTGTATAAATCCTTTTAAGTAACTCAACATCAAACGCACTTTCGCGCATTGTTTCTAAGCCTTCTAATATTATCTCATTTGTGTTTTGAAATTCAATATTATCATCAAATTCAAAATCTTCGTTTGTTCTTGGTGTTATAAAATCTAATTTTCTAACTGGATACCATTTTAAGAACATTGAACGAATAAATTGAACTTCATCTGGATTTACTGGCAAATCAACTGTTAATTTACTACTTGTTTTATCGGTTAAAAATTTACTTGTATTTGATAAACAATCACTTAATTGGATATTAATAAATCTTGGTGCATGTTCCCATTCAATATATTCTGGTTTACCGCCCCATTCTAAAATCATAGCACCACGATTATTATCCCAAACGTCACGATAATCAAAAGGAAAACAATTTCCAATATAATGAATTTTTCCTTTATTTTGTCGTTTATGAAAATGACCTGAAAAAACATATTCAGGATAAATAAATATATCGCCAGATAAATGTCCTTCTATGGGTAATTGAACTTGATTGTTCATATAAAATCCACCAAGTTCTAAATGCCCAAATACATATTTTACATTATAATTTGAAACTAAATCAGCTTCATCACCAATTAACCAAGGAACAAATAAAACATTATCGATTTCAGTTAATTCATCAATAAAAACAACATTTGGTAACTCTTTTGCCATAACCATAGAATTTGTTTTACGATCTTCACGAAAATGTAAATCATGATTACCTAAAATTAAATAAAATTTTTCAAAATTATCATTTAATTTTTTTAAATTACGATAAGTGTAATTTAATGTACTAACATGAATGGAAGATCGGCTATCATGCCAATCCCCCAAAAATACACATTGTTTTATATTTTTTTCTTTTGCTTTAACAATTAACCAATCAATAAAATCATTATTATCTTGATTGGCTTGTCGCTCATTGTTTTTTCTTCCCTGATGAAAATCAGTAAAAGCTATAATCTTATCAAATAGTTGCGTCATTAAATAACTTCCATTTTTGGCATTATTTCTCGTTTTTTTGTTTTACTAACATTACCTTTACCAACACTAACACCTAAATCATCAAAATCATTTTTAGTATCCCATTCATCATTAATTTGTCTAGTCATACTTGGATTTACACCATTAGCAATTAATAAATCATCTCTTGTTGCTTGAATCTTTTTCTCAATTTCAATTTGACGAATAAAGCAACGTTTCATTAATGTTGTATAAAAAGCAAAAGGATTGCTTGACTTACTTTCATCAAATAACAAACCATTTTGTACTAATTGAGCAATGGCCGAACCTTGCATTTCTTCCAAATAAGAATATCCACAAAAACTAGCTTTGCTGCCATATCTTTTTGCCAATAACAAAAACATACGACTTAAATTATTTGAATATTTTCCATGCTCAACTGAAAAAAATCCTTCTTCTAAAGTTCCTTTCCAGTGACTTCTTAATACCTCTTTTGGTTGACCATTTTCAATAATAAAATGAGAAAAAGGAGGAAAATTAACTCTTAAAAATCCAGGATTCATTTTATTTTTTCCTGTTGGGTCTTCTGGTAAATGTTCGGCTGACATTACACGAAAAACAACATCAGCAATCATTATATCACTTAAATCTAATAATTGATTATCCAATTCATTTAGTTTATTATCAGCTATAATATCAGCATTTAATCGCTCTAAACGTAATATTCTTGCCGTTTCGGCTGCTTCTAATGTTACTTCAGATAAATTTTGAACAATTACATCATATTGTTTATGCTGTTCAGCAGCTTTGCTACAATATGTTAATTTGCTTAAATGAATTTCACGTAATAAATCTTTATTGGTTAAGTAAACTTTTGGTTTTTTCATTTTTATTTTTCCTCTTAATTTTTATTATATTATTACAATTTTTAATTTTTTGCAATATTTTTATTAAAGGATTATTTAAATGAATACAATTAATATTACTTTTGGAAGATTTAGTCCGGTATCAATTAGACATAATGATTTATTCAATCAATTGCCTGATCCAAGTATCATTATGATTACAAGCACAATCGATGACGATAAAAATATTTTCCCTCCCGAATTAAAGAAAAAATGGATTGAAATTTTACAACCAAATAAAATTTGCAAAATAATAAAAAACCCATTTCAAGGGTTTGAAGAAATTCAAAACAGTTATGATTGTTTTAATTTATTAGTTGGTGAAGACAGAAAAGAATTAGTAGAAAAAATTCAAAAATACTACCCTGAAAAATCAATAAATATTAAATGGATCAAACGTGATTTTGTTTCTGCCACTAAAATTCGCCAAGCATTAAAAGATAATAATTGGAATGAATTTGTAAAAATGGTTGATAATAAAGTTGCGGTTGACATTTGGGAAAATTACAATGCTATCAGGTTTAATAAATTCAGCACAATCGCAATTAATGAGTAAAGCACAAAATGTGCTATCACAAGCTGCAACTTCAACAAGAACAAATGGATTTAATCCATTAGCCAATAATTTACCTTCTCAATTAGATTCGGTAATGACAAAACAAGGTTCGGTACAAACCAATGCTGTAACCCCGCCAGGAAGCCTACAAGGCACCTTTGTTAATAGTCCACAAGAAGATACCAGACTTAGGTTAATGGCACAACCAGAGGCCAGAGAACAGGTTTACGGCCCTAATGGTGAAAGCAATTTATTGAATATTCTTTATGAAACAAATGGATTGTTATTTCCTTATACCCCAACAATAAATCGTTCTCAAAGTGTGGATTATGAAACTTTAGCTTTAACGCATACAAACCAAGATTGGAATGTTTATCGCCGCACTCCAAGTGTTAAATTAAGTATTTCTGCTGAATTTACAATACAAAATCAACGAGAAGCAAAATATATGTTGGCTGTTCGTCATTTTTTAAATACAATGAGTAAAATGTATTATGGTGAAGCTGCTGGCGATTTAGCTGGATTACCACCACCTGTTTTATTATTAACTGGTTATGGAAATTATATGTATAATAATTTAAAAGTATTGTTAGAAAGTTTTAGTTATAATGATGATAATCAAGTTAGTTATTATGATTATCGTGGTCCAAATGGAACAGCAAGATTGCCTGTTTATTCTCAAATTTCAATTAGTTTAATTGTTCAAAATACACCCAAACGTTGGCGAAAAGAATTTGATTTGAATAAATTTCGCACTGGTGAATTATTAGTTAGTGGTAAAGGTGGCTGGATTTGAAAATTAATTTTAATACAAATAACCCATATTATAATACACCTCAAACTTCTTGGTTTACTGGTCCTTGGACAAATAAAACTATATTACCAAATGTTGGTGATCGTAGAATGATTATTGAACCAAAATATAATTTTCGACCACAAAATATGAGTCAAGATTTATATAATAATCCTGCTTATTATTGGGTATTATGGTTGAGAAATATAGACATTATTAAAAGTCCAATTTTAGATTTTACAACAGGAAAAACTATTATAGTTCCTTCTCCTGAATATGTTCGTGAGTTATTTGGATGAGTATTTTTGATAATTTAGGTATTTTACAAAGTCAAATAAGTAATAAACTTAATCCATCAACAAATGGATTAATACCACTTGTTTTAAATCCAAACAATTTAACTCAATATGCTGGTGTATTACCTAATATAGAAAAAAACTTTACTAATTTAGGCGATAATTTAACTAGCTCTTTTGACCAAGTTAAAGGCTTTGCAGAAAATCCAGGATTGGCTTTTGATAATTTAAAAGGAGCGGCAGAACTAAAATTAAATGAATTAGGTAAAATTCCTGAAAATTTAGCTAATAATTTATCCGGTGTATTTTCAAATATTGAAAATCAAATTAGTAATTTAGGAAATAATTTAACTGATAATTTACAAAATCAAGTAGCAAATATACAAAATTTATTACCAGTTAATGCCGCTGCTTTACCTAAAATACCAGAAGTAAAAGTTGAAAAATTAGCTCCACCAAATAAAATAGATGTTGTTCAACAGGTACAAACAAATAATGAGCAATATTGGATTGAAAATCCAATAACAGGAACAGAACAACCATCTTATGTTTGGAAATTGTTTATGACTGAAGACAGAGATTTGCCGGAAAATATTTCTACTGCTGGTGATGCTTTTCAAATTATTGATGAAAAACAAAAAGTTATTATTGCACAAACTGGCGTTACTGGTGTTAATATTACAAAAGTTCAATTTGATACAAATGTTGGGCCAAATTTTTCTACTAGAAATACAATAACAACAACTTTTGCTATTGATTTACAAGAACCAGCAGGAACAAGTTTATTAACTCAAATTACAGATGCGGCGCAAACATTAGGAATTAGAAATTATAATAAAGTTTTTTATTTTTTAGAGTTGAGATTTCTTGGTTATGATACAGAAGGTAGAACACAAACAAATATTTGTAGTAATTTACCAAATGGCGGTAGATGGATTTGGAAAATAGCTATAACTAATTTAGAAATTTTGTTAAATGCTTCAGGAGGAAGTTATACATTATCAGCAGTTGATCAAGGTAATGTTGGATTGCAAGATGAATTTTTAAAAATTCCATTATCAGTTATGGCAACTGGTAGAACGATGCAAGAAATGTTTGATCCAAAATTTCCAACATCTTTGTTTTCAATGTTGAATAAAGATGTTGAATTAAAATATGGTGGAAAAACACAAGTGGCAAGCGAAGAACCGCTTTATCAATATGATATAAAATTTATGGATACAAACATTGATGGTGTTGATATAAAAATAGGCGATTTTGTTATATCAAGTAGTGATCCAAATCAAGTTGATACTCGTTCTTATAATTTTGTTGCCAATGATGGAAAAATTACTGGTCATTTTCAAAAAAATACAAATATAACTGATGCAATTAATGCAGCGTTAGTGGCAAGCCAAACTGCACAATTAATTTCAAAAGGAATCAATGAAACGGAAAGAACTTCTCCAACTGGTGAAATTTTAAAACCAAAAATTCATTTTAAAATTGATACATTAGTTCGTTCTTTAGATCAGTATGATTATTATAATGATCGATATAAATTAAAAATAACTTTTGTTGTTCAACCTGTTATGAATTGGGTTCCAACAATCGATCCTTTAGAAAAAGAATTAATGGAAAAACCATTAGCACAAAAAAATACTTTAGAATATATTTTAAAAACAAATTTATTAAGAAAAAAATACTATTATCTTTATACTGGTAAAAATACTGAAATTACAAATTTAGATATTCGTTTAAGTGCTGTTTGGGCTGCTATTCTGCCGGAAGCGGCTGGTTATCGTGGAACTATTGATCAAACACCAAATGGCGGTATTGTTAATGATATTGTATTAATTAGAAGCAATAAAGATGAATTATTGGAAATTCAAAGACAAATCAACGTATTAGAAGAACGAATTAATAAATTAAATCAAAATACTAAGCCAAGTGTTTCAGATTTTCGACAATCAGAAATTTTACAATCAAGTTTAGATGCAGCGAGAAATCAACAAAATTTATTAATAGCCAATCGTGATCAATTGCGTGCAACTTTTAATAATAATCAAAATAATAATCGAGTACAACCTAAATTAACAAAAAATGTTATCTATTCTGAAGATTTAATCGATACAAATAGAAAGGAATTACCTATACCAATTTCTTATCGCCAAGCTGATTTAACTGATGTTACAACTGGTAGTTTAACTACTGATTATACAAGAGATAATAGTGTTTTTTCTTGTATTTTAAATCAGCTTTATTCTACTGCTGCTGCAACGTTAATGACAATTGAAATGGAAATTGTTGGTGATCCTTATTGGCTTGGTATTGCTGGAATTGAAAAAAATATATTTGTTACAAATCCAAATTTTTATCAAAACAAACCACCAAAAGATAATTTACCTTATTATGGTAATCAAGATCATATGTTTTATTTAAATTTTCGTTTTCCTCAAGGGTTAGGTGATTTAAATAATTTTGATTTACGTAAACAAGAACAATATTCTGGAATTTATATGGTGAATAAAATCAGCCATAGTTTTACGAATGGTTCTTTTCGTCAAGCTTTAAGCTGTGTTCGTGTTCCATTAATGAATCCACCACAAGATTTTGAAAAATTAATTCCAACAGCAAATGCAAACGTGGTTCGTACAAATGCAAATGGTACAAATGTTATTTCAAATGGAAATACTTTAACTACACAAACATCTGCAAATAATGCTGTTCAAACTAATACTACAAATACACCCAATTCTATTGCACCAAATGCACAAATTAATTCAGGACCACCAGGAGGCGATACATTAGGTAATGTTGTTAATAAACGTCCAAATGGTGTTGGATTAAAAGATATTGACGAAAAAGCGGGCGATTTAACAGGATTATCGGCACAAGAAGCATTATCGAAAACTGCACAAGCAAGTGTTGGTACAACAACAGGAATTGGTGCAGGTGGCGTTCCGCATCATCCTTGTGATTGGGCGGCAAGAAACACATTTGCGCCTGTTTTAGAACGATTACCAGATGAAAGAAGTGCTAATATTTTGGCTGCTATGGGTAATGGTGGCGCGGCAAATCAAATGAATGCGGTAGTTTCTGCTGCTGGTGGAACAGATTATCAAGGATCAATGAGTTCAATTAAAAATGATATAAAACCCGGCCAAGTTCTTTATACTGGTACACATGTTCTTTATACTGCACAAGATGCAAAAGGTCAAACTGTTGTTTATGATGGGCAATTTGGTAGAAATACACCAGGAAGAGCCGTACAAGCACAATCAGTTGAGAGTTTTGTTAAAAAATATCAAAACTCTCAAACCAATTTTAAAGTTGTTCAAGTGATTTAATCTAAATCATCTTCAGAATGTAAATTTTTCGCCATCAATGTAATAAATACAAGTCATTGTTGTAACATTTCTAATGTAATTCCGGTATTGATTTTTTCAAAACAACCAGGATTATAAAAAATCAACTCAGCAAGCATTAATCTTTTTTTAACAACTTCTCTATGTTTTATATGTTCATCATTTAAATTGAATTTTATGTCAATTGGATAATGATCATATTGTTGATTAATAATACCATAACAATTTTCAATTTCTTCATAACTTTTTAAAAATTGACGGTCATAATTCATATTGTTTTTTATACATTCCAAATAATGGTCATAATTATAATTTCCAGCTACTTGATCTAACATTTGAACTTTAAATTGTCTAAAAGAAATTTTATCATCATATAAATTAATAATATAATGCCATTCTTTAATTGTATTTTCATTCATATTTTTATTCCTTTTTTCTTACTATAATTGATTACTTAAAATAAATCAACAAAATTATTTTTAAATAACTTTATGACCATATTTGAAGATTATTTCAACAATGTTTTACAAGTAAATTATACTGATTTTATAAATCAAAAAAATTTAAATGAAAATAATATTGTAATCAATACACTAAACATCACTCAACAATTAAGTGATCCTTTTAATCCAAGCCGTTATGTTTTTGTTAAATCAAATATATTAGGTGAACCAGAAAATGCATTAACATTTAAAGAATCATATGAGTTAATTGATTACTTACTTAACAATAGTAAATTACCAAATAATTTTACTAAAGAAGATTTTTCTTCTCAAAATATTTGGCGATATGGATTAGAAAATTTATCAGAACACGTAAATTCTTTGCCATTAAATATAAGTAAAATTAATAGAAATTTTTTGTTTAATTTATTACATGATTTTAAAAACACATTTAAAAACAATTATTTTCAAGATAGATATGAAAAATATTTTGAAAAAAATAAATTGAGCAATTTTACTGATTTAAAATTAACGGTATTTTCAGGTAATTATGTAAAAGCTAAAATAAAATTTGGTGTTGTAAAATACACTTGTATTTTGGTTTCTGATGATAATTTTTTGGTAACAGTAAATTGGATTAATAACTCTGATCAATTAGTTAGTAAAAATTATAGTGATGTTAAAGACTTGTTAAGTGATATAGAAATTTTTGAGGTTTTACAACGATATGAGTATTGGCAATAAAGGTTCAATTGGTAGTCAAGCAGGTATTTTATTTGATCGTGCTTGTTATGTTGGGATAGTTAGAAATAATGTTGATCCACAAAGAATGAATCGTATAAAAGTTTGGATTCCTGAATTAAAAGGGCATCCTGATCAACCTGAAACTTGGCACACCATTAGTTATGCCAGTATGAGTTCAAGTATTAGTGATATAAATCTTAATAAAAAAACAACAGATACGTATGAAGATTCACAGCAAAGTTGGGGTTGGTGGGGTTGTACACCTGAAATTAATAGTGAAGTATTAGTTATTTTTGCAAATGGTGAACCAAATCGTGGGTTTTATTTTGCCGCTCCATTTTCACAAAATATGAATCATTCAATTCCTGCTTATGCTGGCAATATTGCTTCAAATAAAAAAGAATCATGTGGTGGGTTGCCGCCAGTTACAGAATATAATCGTCGTGATGAAAACCAATCCGTAGCAAATCCTCCTAGACCTGTATTTGATCCACTTTATAATGGATTGTGCAATCAAGGCTTATTAAGCGATACAGAAAGGGGGACAGGTTCTAGTTCTGCAAGACGCGAAAGCCCAAGTAAAGTTTCTGGTTATAAAAGTCCAAGAGGCAATCATATTGTAGTTGATGATGATCCTGATAATGAATTTATTCGAATAAGAACTAGAACAGGAAATCAAATTTTATTACATGCAACCACAGGTTATGTTTATATTTGTAGTAAAATGGGCAATTCTTGGATTGAAATTTCAGATGAAGGCGTAGATGTTTATTCTAAATTTTCAATTAGTTTTCATGCTGAAAAAGATATTAATTTACATGCATCGGAAAATATTAATATTCATGCCGATAATAAAATAAAAATTTACAGCGGAAATAATACTGAACATTTTATTGGAAAAGATCATATAACAAAAACTGTTGGTTTAGATGCTACCGAAGCTAATCATATAACAGAAAAATTCTTATTAAAAGAAACTCAAGGATTAATTAAAGACAATTGTGATCCTGTTCCAAATGTAGTTTATGAAAAATTACAAAATCATTATTATTTGATTAAAACAAATAATTGTTGTGGAACAAAAACAAACAAAAATTCAATTACATCACGATTACCAACACACGAACCTTGGCCTTTACATCCAAATAAAAATGCAACAGTTAAAACCCCAACTGATGTTGCACCAACTTATAAAGTTAAACCAATTAATACAATTACAAATAGAGAAAGTCCTGTTAAAAATACTCCTGGCGAAAATACAACCAATGTTCCACAAAAAAAAGAAATTGTTACTGGAACAGGTGAAAAAATAGAAACCAATAAAAACATATTAAGTGGAGATAAAACATCAATTGGGGGGAGAAAAATTCCTGTAGAAAGCAAAGCTGCTATTGAAGAAGCGGTTGACAGAACTGATACTAATTATGGATATATGATGGCGATGGCTGAAGCAGAAAGTGGATTTGATCCCGATGCTAAAGCTAAAACATCTTCTGCTTCTGGTCTTTATCAATTTACAGATGGAACTTGGAAAGGTATGGTTGATAAATATGGCAAAGAAACAGGTATTTCATTGGATGATAAAAATGATCCAAGAGCTAATGCTGTTATGGCTGGTCTTTATACAAAAGAAAATGGTGCCTATCTAAAGAAAAATTTAGGAAGAGAACCTACTAATACTGATCTTTATATGGGACATTTTTTAGGTGCAAATGGTGCAAAACAAATTTTAACTGCTAATCCAAACGCAAGCGCAGCAGCATCTAATCCAAAAGCAGCAGCAGCAAACAAAACAATTTTTTATAATAAAGATGGAAGTGCTAGAACTAACGCACAAGTGGTTCAAATTATGAGTAATAAAATTGAACCTAGAGCGCAAGTTTATAATCAATCAAGATTAGTTTCTTAACTATTCTAAATTTGTAAAAGTATCATCACTGCCAGTTACAATAACTGCGCCGCAAGAACAAAGATCACCAATTCTTGCTACAGGAAGATTTTCAGAAAAAGTATCTGGACTTCCTGTAACAATCGAAACTGTGCCATGAATAACACAAGAAGCTAAATCTGTTACTCTTGCTGTTTTTCTATTATTAATTGTTCTATTTGGTGATCCGGTAATAATTTCTCCACCATGAGAAATTTGATCGCCTATTCTTGCTGTTTTTCTTTCCATAAAAATATTTATGGAAGAAATGAATTAATTCATTTCTTCCTTAAATAATTAGTTAAAATTGATAATTCTTACCGTTGAAACGAAGACCTTTGATTGATTCAAGAGCATAAGTGCGAATAAACACACCAAGTTCTTCCTTATCATTCTTAGGCTCACGATCAAGGCCAGGAATGCTATCAGGATCAACTTGAACGCCGTCAACAAAATATTCGCTAGTTCCAGCCTTTTGAAAAATTACTTCAAGATAATGATTACCCTTATGTTCAACAAAAGGCGTGTTGGCAACACGATTGCCCCAAACACGCGGACCTACCTTAAATTCACCTTGAAGTCCAGCTTTTACAAGTTCACGATTGACTTTGTTTTCATAACCATTTTGATTCTTGTTGGTAAAAAGAATCACATTAGAACCAACTGTGCGCTTGGTTACACGACCTTGAAATTCATTTTTCTTGCCGCCCTTGAGCGTAACAGAAACTTCCGTATCAAGGCCGATAAAAGCTGCACCATCAACATCATTAAGCAGGGTTTCGAAGATTGCAAGATTAGCCATTTTTATTTCTCCTTATGTTTGTCTGATGAACCTAATATAGAAAATTTTCTTAATTCTGTCAAGAACTATTTTCAAAAAATAAGGGAGCATTTCGCTCCCTTATTTTAATAATTTGGAAAATGTTTTAGTTTTTCTTCAAATTCTAAACTTTTAGATATAGAATTATTTTTTAAGATTTCTAAAACAGGTTTAAATGTATCTAATGCGGCAATAGAAATTAATTTTCTTACTGTCGCATTATTAGACAATTCATCTGTGATAATACAATCATCAATTAAAATATCTAAATCATACATATAACCAAAATTTTTTCCTGTTTTATCTAATGTTGGGTCGTAACGAATTAAATCACCTGATTTAATTTTTACATTAAATTCACGTTCAATATTATTATTATCAATTAGTTTAATGTTTGTATCAACATCAAATTGTAAATTTTGAATTAGTTTATTTTTACGATAATAATCTAATAATTGAGTATTATTACCAAAACAAAAAAATCGTAACATAGATTTACTATCGTAATATTGTGTGGTTACTTCTTTAGCTGTTTCATCCATTATTTTTCCCCTTATTTTTAATATATAAAGGGGGAAATTTCCCCCTTTAATTAACGAACAAGAACCATAGGTTCGTTGGGTTGAAACTTATAATTTTGTGAAACTGGAACCAGTTCAAAATAACCAGAGCCAAAATTAACAACCTGATAACGCTTCTTAGCAAGATTAACGATACCAAGATTGTCAAGCATTGCCCGTTCAACACGAAACGAAACATTAAAACCATATTGATTTTGGTTACGCTTTAGAGAGCTTTGATTAACTGCCTTACTTTGGCTTTGAAGAGCACGAAACTTTAGATTGGTGCGCTTTTGACGCTTACGTTCTTGCGGTTCAAAACGAACAGCATGAATCTTGTAAAAATCAAGACCAGTGAGTTCAGCAGCAGCGACATTAACAAAAAACTTCATTTTAATTCTCCTTTATTTTGGCGATAATGCCGTTTCAATAAAATTAATATAGGAAAATTTTATAATTTTGTCAAGCGGAAAATTTCAAAAATATTTTTAATTTTGTAAAAACCACAAAACTCGTTCTGTTTCATTTAAACCAATTGCATCAAAGTATAAATCGGGATTTGGATGATCTTTCAGCCAAGTTTGAATATCAAAATAACATCTATCGTTTATATAAAAATATTCTTTTCCATCAAATCTAATACTTGCTGGTCCAGTTAAACGATGGCACCGATATCCTTTTTCACACCAAATTTTTTCACCTGTTAAAGTATCTTCAAATGCAGGGCTATTTTCATCTGGTGAAGAAATTTTTGTCCAAGGAATCTCTTCTTCATTATCAGTTGTAAAATATTCGCCATTTACATAATAAACATATTGATCAGTCATCAACAATTTCTTTCATAATTTCAAAAACGTTTGCAGAATAAAATCCACTACTATGTAAAGAATTAACTTCTAAAACAAAACTTTCATTAGTCATTTGATCATAAGCAATATCTAAAACATAAAAAGGTGCAATTTGATTTTCTAAATCAGCAACTACATCAGCTAACTGTTTTGATTTTTCTGGAATAAAATCATATTTGTTTTCGCTCCAAGAATAATTAGAACTTCCAATAACTTTATTATTTGAAATCCAAAATCTTGTTTCTTGAGTTATATTTTTTGTTGAACTTAAAACAATCATAGTTTCATCTTGAACGTGATAAAGCTGTTTTAATGTTGAAATAATATTTTTTTCATTTGTATTAATAATTTGGCCTGGAATAGTTTTATCACCAGAATTACTGCGAATAAACAAACTATCTTTTCGATAAGTATCTAAAAAATCTTGTAAAAAACAAAACGGCATGTAAATTTGATCTTTATTAAATAAATAAGGTTTTAATTTAGATGAAAAATAAGAATACTCAAATAAATATTGATCATGCCAATTATTAGTAAAATTTCTTGGGTATTTATTAATTAAATGTTTACAAAAATTTACACTTCCATAAACAAAATATTGATTTTGTTCTTCAATAATATTTTCAATATCTTTTAAATCAACGAAGATACAATCTAAAGTTGTATCTTTAATTTTTAAACTATCTGGTATTTTATTATCACAAATGATTTTCATAATTTATCTTTCTATGAATAAGGATCAATAACTACAGGTGTATTCCCTCTTAACATAATATTATTGTTGTGTAAATCCCAATAATTTTTATCATTTTTATTATAATATAACCAAATAACAAAATTTATAAATTCAATTGGGAATTGTTTTAAGAATTTTATATCGTTTAAATTATAATGTTCATCATTTTTAATATCATTTTTTAATGCATTTAATGTTTTATATTTTTTATTGGGAATATTATATAATTTAAAAATTTCTTTAAAAGTTTTACTATTAGATATATTACTTTTAAATTTTTCTAATTTTTCTATTTTAATAAATTTAATTTCTGGATTTGGTGGATAATTACGAACAGCAGTTATTTTTGGAGTATAAACTTTATATTCATTAGGTGTTAATTTCAATAATGTAATATAATTTTCATAAGATTTATCTTGTTGAAATATTTTTAAAACTGATGTTTTACCTAAAAAAGCAACCGAATTAAATCCACTGCCTATTTTTATAAATCCTCTAAAAATTAAAAAATTTTCTAAAGAATGAATAAAATTTGCTTTAGGATAATTTTTTATTCCTGTTAATTCGTTTATTTTCATACATATATTTAATTCCAAACATCATGATTTTCTAATTCTTCCATACTCATAGGCATATGTCGTTTATTTCTAAATGAATAAATAAAATTTGTTTTAAATTTTTCAAATTCAAAAGGACGATTTTTCTTCAACCAATTAACAGTTTTTTCAAAAGAATTAACATCATTCCAAACAGTTTTATCATCAAACAAAACTCTTACAATAGCAGAAACATCATTTAAAAATCCCCATCTTGGAGAAGAGATAGCTGGAAATTTAGTTTCAAATGCTTCGGCTGTAAAATTCTTTTTTGAATTATTTGTTTTATCATAAACGCGATAACGAACAGCCAACCCATCATTTAAATCAAGATTATAAGAAATATAAACATTATATCGAGAATTTTCAAAACTCCAAAGAGTTGCCATTTTAGCAATAACACCCAATGCGGTTGTTAAATAAACTCCTTTAAAAGAAGAATTTTCTTCACCAGGGCTAAAATGAGCAAATTGCATATATTCTAAATTTCCATAAAGAAAATCTACTTGAACAAAATCATCTTTATAAGGCCAAAGTATATTGATTTGACGCATCTTATTATAATGTTTTGTGTAAAGTTGCTCTTGTGGTAAAACTTGTTGTACTCGTTTAACTAAACTATCCCAATCAAATGAAAGTTGATCGTATGGGTTTGAAAAATCATTAATGGCGATATCAATATCGCCCGAAGTTGCATTTTTACCAGTTGAACCTAATTGAGCGGAAACGATATAATCAACGGTAAGATTTGGATAATCCAATTCCTTAACGATAGTTTGATAAACTTCGTTTAAATCTTCTTTTGCAATTCGCAAAACATTTTTATTTGGAAAAGCATTTCCGCCCATTTCTTTTTTCCTTTAATAGTTTATTGGTTATAAACAGAACTACCCGTTCGTTCTCCTGTAGCGCTATCAATTATATGATACCAATCATACTTATCATTTTCATTCTTATAGGCAAGAGCTTCTTCATGTGTATCAAATGATTCTTGAAAATCATTCCAACCACCACCAGGATAATAATTAAATCCTGCAAAAAGCAAATATTGTTTCATTTAATTAACTCCTTTTATGAATGATTAGATAATTAAAATATACTCGATTAAATTTTTTTGTCAAGAATATTTTAAAAGCATTTCCACTTGAAAGGCATTTGTTTGATTTGGATGAAATTTAAGCCATTCTTCAACACTATAAAAATGTTCATCATTTAACCAAAAAGAATAACTTCTATTTTTTCGAATAATAGCCGGGCCAGTTAATCGATGCCACCTATTGCCTTCTAAACACCAATATTTATGACCAGTTTTTAAATCCTCAAAAGCAGGCGTGTTTTCATCAGGTGAGGAAATTTTATAACGAGGAATATCATCATGATCATCAGTTGTAAATTTTTCACCATCAATGTAATAAATGTAAGTCATATAAATCCTTTTTTGCATAACTAAACTAATTTTATATGCAGTTTTTGCATATCAGACGATAAATAAAATATGTTGCACTGCACCTTAAAATAAGGTAAATATATTTTTAACAACAACTAGGAGTAAAAAAATGAAAATCACTAAAATTGTAAAATGGCTTGCCTCAGTAAATCAAACTCATAAAGATCGTGTTGCTCTTTCACGTATGGAAGATAATCTTTTAAAAGATATTGGTTTAACTCGTGGTGATATTTGCAATCGTGTAAAATATCCAAAATTTGGTGAAATTAATGAATAACTTTATTAATTGGATTATCAATAAATTTCCAATGCCAAATTGGAAACCATATTATTAGGAGGGATTAAATCCCTCCTTTTTTATTTTATATTTTTTCTAATATCTTCTACAATTTTATCTTTTAAATATTAATATTAATACAAACTATAACATAACAGTAAATTAAACAAAAAAAAAGAGCTAACCAATGGTTAGCTCTTTTGAATGTAACTCCGCGAGCGAACTTTGGTTCACCTCCAATTCTGATTAAAATGCAGAAGTTACACTTTTTGCCCAACAAAGGCAAACTGATAATCAATACCATTTGATTTAAATTCTACTACCATTTGACCACGACCATTAATTTTAATTAATGTATCAGATTGATCAATTTGTAATACATTTAAAAAGTTAACACAATTCCAATAACAAATTTGATTTAAACGCATTGCACCTGAATCATGTAAAATCATTTGACCTTGATTAGTATTAGCATTTACTTGACCAAAACCAGCTATTAATTTATCACCTTCGCTGTGTGTCCAAAATAATTTTTCTTTTTTAGAAAAAATAGAAAATAACTTTGAGAAATTTTTAATTTTTTCAAAATCAGGATTAAAACTCATATCAGGGGGCGTATTTCCAACTCGTTTATTACTTGGGAATAATTTAGGATCAGCAAGTTTATAACTACTTGTAGTTCCTTTTAAATCAGAAAATTCAATACTTGTAGGTCGATTATCATTATTAAATTTTATTTTAATATCTGAGTTTTCTTGTCTATATCCTTCATAAGAATATAATCCTAAAAGCATAGAAATATCTGAAATAACAAAATCACCAAAATGTGCAGAAGTGTTTAATGTTGCCCATCCATAAACAGTTTTTTCTGGATTTGAACACTCAAATAATACATTTTCAGTTTGATTAATTCGAACATGTTCTGGATTTATAACACTTAGTTTTTTAATTATATCGTAAATTTCTTTCATAACAAGCCTTATAATCAGGCTTGTTCAGCAGAAACATCGGCAGTTGCTACAGGTTCTTGTGCAGCTTTTTCAGCTTTATCAAGTTCATTGTGTTTTTGGAAATATTCAATTACTGCATTATATCGATCAGTACCTTTTGCAATTTCTGGTTCATCAACACGATCACCATTTTCTGCTTCCCAAACAATATTAATTGCACGTAGTTTTTTATCTTCATCATGAAGATACTCAAGTTCTACTACTCGTTGACCATTGATAAATCTAGTTTCTGTGTATTGTACTTTATTATCCATTTTTAAATCCTTCTTAATGAATGTTTTATGTTTATCATAACCCGAACCTTATGTCAAATTAAATCCATAAATCATCAGGCAAATCTTGTTTTTTTCGTAAATCCCAATTTAAAACACCAATTGCGTTGTTTAATTTTGCATCAATAATTGCATCTTCCATGGCTGCATGATCAAAAGGTAAATCTTTAAACCATTGCGGTAAATGAGGCTCATCAATTGGATAAGCAATGCTCGTCATATTATACACATTAGGTAATAATTTACAAACAATAACTTTACCACCATCGCTATGAGAAATAGAAATATTATCATTAAACACTTCTTTTAATTTCTCATAATTTAATGCTGCACGAATATGTCCAGGCATGTTTACACTCATTTTTTTACCTTTTGATAAGGCTTTGGTTCGATTAGCAAAATCCATATCATTAACAAAATTTAGTTTTTCACTATACATTGAAATACCATTTGTTTTTTTAGGAGTGCCTTTTTCCCAACCAGGACGAGATTTAAACTGTTCACGAAAAACCTCTACATCATCGTGAATACTTGATTCTTCAACACCTGTCAATACATTAGTTAAAACTTTTTCCAAAAAGTTTTGCATGTATTTTGGCGTATCTGCGCGTTTCAAATCTAAACCCATAACTTTTAATTCGCCGGGCTTGTTGTCAACGTCTAATCGTTTGCCTTCTTTGTCGTAAACCATCAAAGCATATTTTTTCTTTTTAACATAAACGCCACGAGAAGCAACAATTTCACGACCACATTTAATAAACGATCCAGTATCATAATTGGTATTAAATGCTTGCATCATAAATTCAGGAAAACTATCATTTACGTTTTGAGCAATTTCATCATAAAGTTTTACAACTTCATCACGATTATTATCTAAATAATTTTTCATTTCATCATCAACAGATGAATAAACAGAAAAATAACAAGAATTGTGCGCTAATATATTATTGGCAAAGAAATAAGGCGTGTCTCCTTTAATACCAATATCATAAACGAAATCTGTTGCTTCTTGGAATTCACCAATACATTCTACTTTTTTAATTATTGCTTTTATTACTTGCATTCTTATTGCTTCCACCAATTTGTTACTTGCTCTAATACTTCTTCTTTATTGGAATGCCAATCCATTTCCCAAATAACAAAAACATCATACCCTTGTTGTTTTGCTAAATTTTGTTTATGTTGATCTTTTTTCCAAATTTCTTCGGCTTTCATTTTTTTAATACTAATCATATCATCTTTTTTAAATTTTTTAGGATTGGCATGAAATAAATCACCATGTATTTCAATAATTTTTTTCTTTTCAATTGAACCACAATCAAAATAATAATGCGTCTGCTTATTATTATCTGCAATTTCGATTTGTTTATCTAGTTTACCAAATAACATCTCTAAAAATTCATTTATCTCTAATTCCAAATTAGAAGTAGTTAATCTTTTATCATTCCAAGCATGATATTTATTTAAACCTTTATCTTCACCATACTCTTCAATAAAATAATCTTTACTACAAGTATATCTTTGTTGCTCAATATAATTATTCCAAATTTCTAAGCCTTTTTCATCACCATGACGATTAATTAAATTTTCTTTGGTTACGGCTCTTGATTGGTTGTACTTATCAAAATCTTCTTCAGTCCAACCATATTTTTCTTTTTTATATTCAAACGTATTGGTTACTGCTTGTTTATTTCTATAAGAATCCCAGCGTTTTTGTCCTTCTTCTTCGCCATAAATTCTAATCATGTTTTCCAATGTATTAACTGATTGCTTTAAAACATTTTCTGCTACTACTTTTGCATTTGGATATAATTCTTTATATTCTTTTACAGTAATATTTGATTTACATTTATATTTTAAATGCGACCATTGAATCATGGGCATAAAACCGCCGCAATGTTCACATTTAACTGCATCGCCATTTGTAACATCTTCGCTTGTGTAAAATTTCTTTTTATTTGTGTTATTTTTGGTCATTTTTATTTTCCTCGTTTACAGATATAATCAAATCATCTTCTTTTATATCTCTTGGTTTAATTTCTGGCAATTGATTGTCTCGTTCAATCATTATAGAGTGGTCATCAGTAACAATTAATTCATTTCCAAATTGATCTTCTATGCGCCATTTCTTTTTTGTAACTTTATGGCGATAGATATAATTAATAGGCATAAATTCTGCTTGTTGCTTTTCAGGATTATAACTTAATACTTTAATACGATCATCTACTGAATACTCTTTATCTCCAACTTGCCATTTTATAGGACAAATGTCAAATAATTCTTTAATTGTTTTTTTATTGTAAATATTTGTTGATATTATTGAATCAAAAAAAATTGAATCAGTATCCTGGGCCACAATAGATTTACCTAAGTAATCATATTCTCCGGTTATAATTTCATTTGTTTTTGCACCCATATGTTTAACAACCATTCTACCTGACATAGTTGTACTTTGACCTAATCTTACATCGTAAAATCTTAAACCTTCATTTAATAACGCACCATAAAGAGCATTCAAATTAATTTTCTTTGCTTGTTGGCGAGCATTCCAATATTTTTTCCAATACTTATAATCAATATCTTTACCAACGATTTTATCATTTTCATCAAAAGTTAAATGTAACTCATTGAAAAATTTCAAAATTGTTTTATAATCACTTTCAAGAATTTTACTTAAATCGCCAATATTAAATTTTTCAATTTTATTAACATACACAATGTCTTTTTTCAATTGAGCAATTAAGTCTTTGGATAATTCAAAGGTTAATTCACCATCCATAAATTTACCTACAGCTTTTTCTTGACTTTGTAGGTATTGACGTTCTGCATACCATTTTGTTAATAATTGAGGAATTACACCCACTCGTGTTTTATCAAAAATTGTACCATTTGCTGTAAGACAAATTCCAGAATTTTCAGCAAATATCCATTGATAAATTTCTTTGGCCGTTGCAGTAAAAATTTTCTTTTCTTGGATTAATTCAACTGTTAATTCAATATCACTTTGTTTTAAAATTTCATCGTATTCTAAAACAGCAAAAACGTTATCCCAAGCTTCACTTGGTTTTTTAACTTCTTTTAATCTTTTATGTAACCAAGGTTCGGTTAATGTAGGTAAAATTTGTGCAAATAATGTTTCTGGACTCATGTTTAATGCACGAATTAAACTTGGATAAAGACTACTAACATCAGTTGCGCCAACATGATAATGCATTCCTTGCTTCGGGTCAGCAACATAAGCACCAACAACTAATCCTAAATCTTCATCATCTTCATCATCTTCCCAATAATTTTTAGGAGCATTATCTAATAAATCATAAAGATCAACTTCTTCATCGTCGTTATCAATGAATTTTTTATCTGAACGCTTTTTATCCAATACTTTCATTTGCATTAAATTATATTGATTTACAATACTTTGTTCAGTCATTACAACTGTTCCCATCGTATGTTTTAATAAAACACATGAGTTATGTGCAACAACATTGGCTAAATCAATAAATTTTTTATTTTCATCAATTTTAACAATAAGAATAACGTCTTGACGGTTGTATTCTAAGAATTTATCAAATTCTTCTAAGTATAATTGTTCTAATGTGCCTTCATAGGGAATTTTGTTTTCTTTGATTTCATGCTCAGCAACAAAATCTAAACGATAACTATGTAATTGTTGACCATTGTGTTTTTGATAAAGTTCCAAATAATCTAAATGTGTGCGACCAACAAATTCATATGTAAAATGTGTTTTTTTAAATTTTACATATTTCTTTCTAATTGGTGTTTGATCGAAATCACACCATTTTGTATCTAAATGTTTGGCTATTCTTCGAACTCGATTTACAAGATAAGGAATATCGTAAGCGGTTGAATTCCATCCACTTAAAACATCAACATCTGGTAAAGTTTCAAGAAAGTCTTGTAATAAAGAAACTTCATCATGATATAATTTTAAATTGGAATATTTTTTTAATAAACGATTTTCTTCTTCTTCTGTTACAGTATTTGGAACTAATGCCCAAGTATGCAAAGATTTTGTTTTTGTATAATATGAAGTTATGGCTGTTACTGGTGCCCAAGGATCAGTGGGTTTGGCAAATCCCTTTTTTGTATCTACTTCAACCTCGATATCGAAAAACATTGTGTTTAATTCTGGAACTTTTGTATCCATATAATTTTCTGATAATGTTTTATATAAAACATTAATATCACTTTCATAAGTGTTAATTCCACTAGCATTTAATTTAGTTACTTGTGAAACCATTTCTTTACGAGTTTTACAAACTATTTTTTTAATTGGTTGATTCCAGGCATTTCGGTATTGACCATTTTTATCATCGTGGTAATATACCCAATTACAAGGATAATCTAAAATAATTCTCTCATTAAGAGAATTGCGCTCAATTACTTTTACTGAATTATTTTTATTATCAACCCAAGCATCAATATACATCGTTAAAACCCTTTTAAAAACCTACTATTAAAAATAGATAAAATTTTAAAAGAATACAAAATTAAAAAGGAAAAATTATGAATTATGTTTATTATATTGATGGACAAAAATTTACAACCGATGAACGTAGAGATGTTCCAGATGATTATGTTTCTTCCCCAAATGAAAATACACCAGCTTATGAAAATTTATCAAATGGATTTAAAATTTGGTGTAAAAAAGGTTGGAAATTTCATCGATTAACTGGAGTTGCTTTAATACGTGCTGATAAATCAAAACATTTTTATTTAAATGGAAAATATTATGAAACCGTAAAAGAATGGATTAAAGATCATCCAAATCCTGATCTTTACTTTAATGCATTAGGAATGACTGAAACCGATAAAGTTCTTTGGTACTTGAAAAATTAGTTTTAAGCGATTTAAAGCCGATTAACTTAATTAAGTACCCAATTATCCAAATTAATCTAAACCCGCTGTAACATGCCTCTAATCGCCGTTAAACCGCTATTTGAAAGAAAGATGAATGATTATCTATTATATTGATGGAAAGAAATATACAACTGATGACGAAAAAGAGATTTCTTGGAATAATATTTCTTCACCCGATGAAAATACGCCCGCCGCTGAAAATTTAAAAACAGGCGAAAACCTTTGGTGCTTAAAAGGCGATAAATGGCATCGATTAACTGGACCAGCATATATTTGGGTTGATTACGCTTATGGTTTAAATGGAAAACGATATTATAATATTCATGATTGGTTAAAAGATCATCCCAATCAATCAAATGCATTTCAAATTGAAATGTTGTTAAAACACACATAATTTTATTATATCAATATTTTTTCTATTCATGAAGAGCCGCAGAAATCCTCACTATTTCTTACCAATTCCTATAACTGCAACTTAACAAAAATTAAATTTAAAAAATCACTTGACATGGAGCATTAGCTCCCTTTTTTATTGATTAAAATTTCTATTCGATTATACTGATGTAAATTTAGGAGAAATTTATGCTAGTAGATATTGAAGTTGTTAATGTTGATTATACTTATTTTTCGTATAATCGACCAAAAAATTATAAAATAATGCTTAAAGGTTTTTGGTTTGGTGATAGAAAAAATCAAAAAACTGAATTTTTAGATAAAGATAAAAATTTAATTCTAACTACACATGATAGTAGATGTTTTCAAATTAATAATAAAATCCATTCAGGTGAAATAAGACAAAAATATCAATTTGAAAAACTTGAAGTTAGTAGAAATAATTCTACGGCTTATTATTATAGTCAATCAGATAATGAACTGTTTAATACTTTTTATAAAGATATAAAATACATTAGAGTTTAATTGGATGATGAATTTATTAACAA